CTCCCTTTTCGTCACGTTACGCAACGTTGAATCCACGTTGAATCCACGTTCAGTAAACGTTCAACTCATGTTGAACTCATGTCTAAAAAAAGATGATTAATTTTTTTTAACAATTTTGTTAGGGCTTGAACTATCGCCGGAGTGGGGTCGAAAAAAAGATGATCAATTTTTGAACGTTGTGTATTGTGACGTCCTACTTATAGCCAATCGTCGCCAATCATTGCAGATGATGCCGGCGACGGGCACAAAAAAGCCCGCGCTAGGCGGGCTGAATTGCCTATGTTTTGTGCAGTCTATCGGCCATGATTGACGCTTGTAGCCATCCAGTCTTTCGCGTCAATTGCCGTCAGCGTGGCCAGCGTCATCGGGATTGCCAGCTCGACAAATTCCCCCGAACCTGTCACGTTTGACGCAATCGGGATGCTGATGGATTCGATGACCATGGGCATCCACGTGCGCCCTTTGTAGGTCATCCCTACCAGACTGGGCGCCTTGCTCGGCATGATGGCTGACCACCAATCAGCACTGCCTTTCTGAATCTGGACCCCCCGTTCGATCAGGGTTCCTTCGTTGACGATGGCCTTCGGAAGCGACCATTCCACGAGTTTTTCCATGGGTCGCTCGACCTCATCGCGGGCATTCGACCATGCCCGGAATAGAGCCGTAACGCTGAACTTGACTGGGGGCATCCCGCTAAAAATCTGTGTGCTGTTGAGCTTGGTAACGCTCGACCGGCCTTGTGCCTGCTTGAGCGCCTCGTTCGCCATGCCACCGTCACCCTCGAACCCGAGGGCCGATCCCACCGCGTCCACCACTTGCGAAAGCCCGCCAGTCTGAAGCATGGCGGTAAGGTATGGGGCGCTTTGGTCTACCCCGGATTGCTCGAATGGCGAGGTCCAGTTTTGGGTAAGTTCGCAGCTCGCATCCGTGAGCGGCGCGACTACATACAGGCCCTCTTTGCGCTTGTACTCGCTGCCCACCTTCTCGACCTCAAAGAATGTCGCCAGAAGGTTCGTATTCAGCCCGTCCCATTGGCTGCCGAGGCGCTCGCGCTTCGGTACGTCCCGCTTCTCTTTGACGGCTGCGTGAGAGACAGTAATTGCCATTTCTTCCTCATTGTTCCGTTTTGCGTAACAATCGATTGTCTCGCTTATCGAAACAATCGGTACGGGTAAAAAAAAGGGGAGGCACAAGCCTCCCCGCGTCCTAGGCCAGAACGCTATCAAAGCCCCATTTGCTTGCGCTTGCGCATGCTCTTGGCTCGTTTAAGCATAGCACGCGCATTGTGCGATTTCAGGCGCGCCTTTTTGATGGCTACTTTCTGCTTGGCAGACAGGCGCACGGTACCGCTCACGCGTTTGTTGATGCGCACTTTCTTGCCGTTACGCACCACCAGCTTTTTCTTGTAGACGGCATCCAGCGCGGCGCCTTCATCCTCGTCATCACCGAACACGTAGGAATCCACGTCATCGTCGGCGGCGTCGCCATCGGGCAGGGCCGAGATAACAAGCTCCAGAACGCGGTCTGCCACTTCCGGCTCAAAGTCGTTCAGCAGAGCGGAAACATCGTCCTCGGGAACCCCAAGATTCAGCAGGTAATCATAGGCGGCTTCGAGCGCGATCTCCAGCAGGTCTTGTTCCTCCGGCGTGATCTCGCCGTCCTTGTCCTCGTCAGCGATGCCGATAAACAGAGCAATCAGGCGGTCGGCGGCAGTCTCGCCGGCGTCGAGGTCATCGGTTTCTGCCCACTCGCGCACGGCATTGACGGCAGCCAGCCCGATATCTCGGGTAGCGTAGTCGGCGGCAGCGTCCAGAATGGAATTCTTGTCAGCAGGGTTCAGGTCTTCGTTCTCTTGCTCGGCCCGGGCCACGACGGCCTTTTCTGCTTTAGCCGAATCAAATTTCACGCGCCGATCTTGGCGCAGATAGCTAGTCAAATCCATTGTCTTTTCCTCATTTGCAAATGAAAAAGCGCCCAAACTACAGGCGCTTAGATTCTAACCCTTCGGCTGCTTACTATTCCATGTCCGGATCATGGATGACGTATTGGCCGTGCTGTTTCGTCTCCGCGATGCTGGCCCCGAGGAACGACGTTCTGTAGGCGTCGCCGCAAAGCATGTCATCCAGAGCATTCCCGAACGACAGAGCGTCGGCCACTTCCTCATCCACGTAGCCCGTTGCCAGCCCTTGCGCGATCAAGGCCCGCTTGATGGGCCACCACCACGGGCCGTAGTTACGGTAATCCGTCTTCTTGTCGCTGATGCGGCCTGCAATCACCTTGCCCACGCGCTCGGTGTCTGCGTCGTCCATCTGGTAGTAATCGCGCCAGCCCTTCGCAACGTCCTCGGTGTACGCAAAGTTCTCTTTGATCTCTTCGATATCCATGGTTTCAATCTCCGCAAAGGGGACGCTTCATCATATCGGCGCCCCCTCGTTACGTCAATCAGACGGGCTTGATGATCAGCTCTTTTTCCTTGACGGCATCGGCAAACGATTCATCCTTGAACAGTTTGTCCAGCGCCTTCCCGGGAACGGCCCACTGCTTGTTTACGCCATCCCAGCGAGGCTTACCGCCGGTATCGTAAGCGGCCTGCTTGATGCGGTCCTTAAAGCCGAACGTGCGGAATCCAGTGATGCCGAATTCCTGATCAGCCGGGAAGCCTTCCTGTATCCATTTCTCCATGTTCGCCGCATCTTGTGCTGCCTTGGCTTCCGCCTCTTCGCGCTCTCGCCGTTTCTTCTCCTCCCATTCCTGATTAACGCGCTCCTCCTCTTCGCGGGCCTGTTTGACGAACACTTCCATCTGACCCTGCATCGATTCCACGCCCGGGAAATCCTCTGCCGAATAGAGGTTGTAGTGCAGTTTTGCCGCACGTCGAAGGCCAAGGATTGAAAGCATCCGCGCCACTTTTGGAATGTCGTAGCTACCGTAACGGTATGACGAGTATTCCTGCTTGGCCAGTTCGATTGCCTGCTCAACGATGGCCGGGTCTTTGAGGTAATGGTTCTCGATGTTCTGGGACAGAAGCTTCCGGAATTTCTCGTTCCGTACCACCATCAAATCGCTCATAACAGCATCAATCGAGATCAGATATTGCGCGGCAGCAGCAGCCGTCGTTTCAATGTCAACCTCGGTCCATGTGCCATCATCTTTGAGCGTGGCGACGCTATACGGATCGTAATTGATGACGGAATCCCGATGCGCATCACGGCTAATCCCGAACAGCGGATAACCGTAGGAACCCATCATCAGAACGGGTACGCCCTCTTTCCACAGAACGTTAGCAAGGTCGCCCTTCCATTTGGCGACAACCTGCGTGTATTGCGTGATCGCCTTAACGGTCTCGAACGTCCTTTCCTCTTCCCGCATCGCCTGATACGTATCGATCTTGGCAAATTCTTTCAGGATTTCGTGAGGAACCTTGTCCTCATCAATCAGTCGCTCCATGCCAACCGGGGAAGTATCCATGGCAGCGGAACTCCGGCTATCGTCTTTACGAAGAGTTGCGAGGCAAAGGGATTTCCTGATGTTCTTCACCACAACCCCGATACCGTCATTCTTGGTCATGACAAACTGACCCGGGAAAGCAAGCTCATCGCCAACCCTGAAGAATTCCCCGTCCTTGACGTGCTGGATTTCACGTTCATTCAGGCCGCCATCGCCAGACAGGTTATCCACCTGCTCGTTAGCGTTCTTGACGCTATCTTGCAGTGCCTCAATGTCGTTTTGCCATTCCTCGCGCACGGTCGGGTCAGAATAGTTCCTGTAGCGCGTCCGGATTTCACCCCGCCGCTTCTCAAGCTCGGCAATGGTCTGCGTAAGCCGTTCCTTGGCCTTATCACTGCGAGACAGTGCTAATTGCTTGCGCGATACTTCCAGTTTCTGATTGACCGGAGTAAGAAGCTTGTTGATCATCGACGTGGCCCAGCCGGCCATGTCGGACGCTTTTTTCAGCTCCTCCGCGCTCTTTTGCGCAACCTCAATCATGATCATTTGTTGAGTGACGGCACGGTCACGGGCTGCTTTCTTGGCCTTCTCCTCGGCTTTGGCTTGCGCTTTGGCAATGCTTTCAGCGTCGCCCATACCATCGATCAGCGTGTCCATTTGCTCGCGTGTCAGGCCGGCATTCACGGCCACCGTGCGGCCTTCGCCCGTCATTACCTTCTCGATCCAGTCAGCCTTCTTGTTGACCATGGAACGCTTCATCTGGTCGAAAGTTCCTTCGGCATCGTAGTAATAGACGTTCACCTTTGCAGTCTCGTTACCCTGCCGTACACCACGGCCGTTACGCTGCTGCAAACTGTCCGGAGTCCATCCAATCGTCAAATGGTGGATGGCCTGCGTGCCCTTTTGCAGGTTGATGCCGACCTCGGCCTTTTCGTTGGCAATGATGATGCGATAGCGCCCGTCATTGAAGCCGTCTTGCACGTCCTGAATCTCTTCAGGCGAACCGTTGCGCTGACCCGTAACGATGATGACCTCCGACGCGGGCACGCCCATACGAGAGCAAATGAACCGCTTCAGCTTGTTATGGGTTGCCAGCATGTCGCAGAAGACGATCTGTTTAGCGTGCTCGATGCGCTCGCCATTCTTGATGCCGCGAACGTTCGCCGCCTCGGCCTTCATGTTCTCGATAAGGGCCTTGAATTTCTCGGATGGCTTCACGTCAAGCGGTACGTCAAGCTTCGCGGCAAGTGCCTCGAATTTGTCTTGAGTCTCCCATGACGTTGTATCGATGATCGTCTTTCCACCATCGAAGACTGCCCCAATCTGGACGATGAATTCAACGTCTTCCTCATCTTCCGGATTGACCGTCACTTTGACCGTCTCGCTCGCATCGAGGCGCGGGCCATAAGCGCGCTTCTCCTTGATCTTCAGGCCGTTGAATTTTGCCGTTAGCTCCTCGGACCCACCGATATAGACCGCGCGCTTCTTGGCGGCGTCCTCATCAACCATCAGTTTCGACATATTCGACAGAAGGTTGAGCGGGGACATCAGCGTTTTGACCTTGGACCCGTAGACATCTGCCACGTGCTCGGGGATTTCCGGGCCTGCGTCAACCGAACCCTGCATGATCTGGTAGGCAAGGATCATCTGGCGCAATTGCCGGTTCGTATCGCCATCCAGCGGCACACCCTGCACCACCTCTTCACTATCCGGCTGGACAATGTTCCCAGCGTCAGCGGCCGTCTTGATATCGCACACACCGCGAACGAGACGGGCAAGAATCTGCGTGTTTTTCAGACCGACGAAAACATCCATCATCCGCTCTTCACCGTCCACTCCAAGTTCTTCACGGTTCTCAACGATGACGCTTTCCTTGATGAAATCGCCCGGTCCAGCGACGCCACACGCATCGTTCACCGCGTCCATGCCTTCGACAATAGACATCATCCCGTAGATTTCCAGCGGCGAGTTAGTGATAGGCGTAGCGGTCAGGCCCAGCACACCGGACCCATGGTCACGACGGATCAGCCAAGTCTTGCACATCACGTCCACGGCTTTCTTGGATGCAGGCGGCAGGGACAGGAATTTGGCACTACGTACACCGATGGCGAGTACTGCGTTCTTGTTCACGTGCATCTCATCGAACACAACCGAATCAATGCCCATCGTGTGCCAGTAAGGCGCGGCGTCGCTCTTGCCATCCTCTGTCAGAATCTTCTCGATGGCATACAGGCGGCTTTCCGCACGGTTGCTATCAGCGTCAGAAATTTTGTCCCCGTAAGCGTCATGATCGTTCAGCCGCATGGCGTCCAGATATTCCTTGATATCCTCTTCACGGATGCGGATACGTTGGAATGCTTCAGCGGTCATGAAAATCTTCGAGTGAACGTTATCCGCGATGCGCTGCAAATCAGCATCAAACCGTTTGGAATCAACGTCAAGCTTTCCTTTTTTCTCGACGGCGCCGACCACCAGAATGTCGTTAGCAACCTCAGCAGAAAACAGGCGGTTGGCTTCCTTCACCCAGTTTGTGATGACGGATTTTGGAACGACGAAAACGGTCTTTTTCTTGGCGCCGATGGCTTGCGCATACTGCACGCTGGCCAGCGCCGTGAAGCTCTTGCCGAGGCCGACATCGAACGAGTTGACGCCATTGAATCGCGCCGCAATCTTGCGCACGAAAGCGCGTTGATAGCCGTGCAGTTGGATATCACCGGAAAGGCCGGGGATCGTCAGCGGGCCGTCGCTGGCCTGCGTTTTGAAGAAGGCATTCTCTGCCGAGTTCAGGCGGATATCCAGCGCAGTCTTGAGCGCACGATTCGAGTGAACCCACAGGTTGAATTGCGTATCAAGCTTGTTGAGGTACTTACGATAGTCGTCGAGAAGATCGCGTTTTGCCTGCTTTTGCTCATCGTCGGAGACGCCATCAATCTTCAGGTTTCCGAACGACACGCGACCATCGTTCACGTAGCCGACAAGGGCGCGAACGAACAGACGATCAATGTTTCCGTAAGCAACGTACTTCACCTCAGACGCTGGCAGAACGATGATATCCCCGTCCGCTTTAAACCCGGAATAGTCCGATTTGCTGACATACAGGCTCAGGAATTCCGCCTTAGCGTCCGCTGACACGTACTTCGTCGTAAGCGTAAAGATCATCTTGGAAACGTCGATACGCTCGATGCGTTCCATGGCGAGCGCCAGTTGACGGGCCTTGCGCTCGGGCGATACGTCAGCGTTTTTCAGCGCCTCGATAACTTCAGCAGCCTTGCCGGTGCAAACTTCATCCATCAGCGCGACCATTCCGCCATTGTGGACGAACTCTTCACCGTCAACGTCGATGCCGTTCTTGCGCATGTCATCGATGCTGACCCATTTCTGACGGCCCTTGGCGACCTCGAATTTAGCCGCATTGCTCTCGATGGCCTTCAGCTCGGCCACCTGCCCGAACCAAACGGGCGACAGCACGCCGCTATCCGTAAACGCCTTGAATCGGTTATAGACGCCCTTCGCGCTCTCTTTCGGAGTGACGTTGCGTGCTGCCTTGATGGAAGCTTGCACGTCCTCGGTCAGGCGCGGATGCTCTTCCCCAAGATTGTCGGTCGGGGCTTTCGCATCGAACGCTTCGACGGCCGCGCACACCAGAACATCAATGCGCTTGCCAAGGTTAAGCGTGTTGACCCATGGTTTGACGGATACGTGATTGTCGGCAACGTATTGCAGCGCCCCGGCCACCTCATCGTCACTGAAGTCTGCGTAATAGAACTGAAGCGCGGTCAGGTCCATAGCCTCGACCACCTTGGCAAACGGGTTGACCTTCGCTTCGGCGCGCTGCACTTCCACGAACGTTTCACCGTCCCAGCGCATCAGCGCGCCATCCGGTGCAGTGATCTCGTCGCCCACGTCATAGGCAAGGCTTACGTCAGCCGCCCCCAGAGCATCCCAGTTGATACGCGATTTGAAGCGAAGCTCTCGCAGCAGAGGGCCGATCTCCGTAACGCTCTTGGTAGAGACAACCTTTTGCGTCTCACCCCAGCGGCCGTTAACCGTCACTTCCTCGCCGTGCAGGTACTTGCGTCCTTCGCCCTTGAACCAATTGCCATCGATGAATTCATCGAAGAGAACGCCCATCTCTCGCAGTTCATCGGCCTTGCCAGCACGGAAAAGAGCATCAATCTTTTCAGCGGCATCAGCCCCGTGCTTCTTGAATACGGCAACGTCCGTAATCACGTCAGCGCCGGTTGTCTCAAAGACACTGTTAGGCAAGCGGATAGCGCCGCAAAATTCTGCCTTCAGGCTGATCATGGTCCGCACTTTGGTTTCACGTGCCCCACGATTGGCAACGACGCTACCCGGCAGAATCACGGCCATCAGGCCGCCCGGCTTCAGCTTATCGAGGCCGCGCAGCAGGAAGTAGCCTTGCAGGCTTTGATCCTGATATTTCTGGTCCATTCCTTTAGCGGTACGGATGCCGGAATCACCGAACGGAACGTTAGTTACCAGAGCATCGAACGTGCCGTCAGGCGTGCGCGAGGCGAAGCTCTCGAACGGCTCAATGGCAACGTTATTGCCGGTCTTAGAGTTCAGCGCCTTGTTGATCTTGCCGGAAACCTCGCTGATTTCCACGCTTTGCATGACCACACCCTTTGGCGCCGTCGCCCCAAAAATGCCGGTACCGCTACTCGGGTCCAGCACTTTACCGCCCTTGAACCCGAACGATTCGCCCAGCATGTCCCACATGCCCGAGACGATAGGCTTCGGCGTGTAGTACTCCGTCGCGCTGCCGACCTTGCCGGTAAGCGGGTTGACCAAACCGCCGCCGCAACCGCTATACGCGGCCAGCACGGCCTTTTCTTCTTCGGTGAGCGTCTTACCCTCATCGAGGCTTTGCAGCAGCGCATAGGCTGCATCATTGGCCTTCTTGCGTTCGGCGGTCTTTCGTTCGGCGTCAAATTTGAAGGCTGCCTCTACGGCCTCTTTCTCGGCGCTACGTTCCTCAGTCTTTGCCCCTTTGAGCGCATCAAGCGCGGCTTTAATGGCCTTGATACGTGAAAGACGTTGAGGGATCGTATCGCGGGGAAGGGCTTGTGCCGCCTTCAGGTTTTTGATCAGCTTCAGCTTCTCAATAACTGTCATTGGATGTTCCTTTTTTTGCGCAAAAAAAACGGCCGGAATCTCTTCCGACCGTTCTGATTTTAGGCAATCACCCTATCACTTCATCGATTCTTCGGCGGCTGCCACCATATATTCCTCGTATTTGGAAAGGGCCTTTTCCAGCAACTCCAGCATTTCCCCGGACGTGTAACGTGATGCGATCTCTTCCAAGCGCGCATCGTCAGCAGTGGCCGGGTCGAACGTTTCGAGATAGGCCCGGTCGGCGGCTTCTTGCGAATTAACCGGGTCATTCAGAGGCGTAGCGTTCACTGCTTCGGCGGGTTGTTCCGTGACGGGTTCCGGCGCCGGCTCATGGACGGGTTCCGGGGCTGGCGCTTCTGGCATAGGCGGTTGCACTTCAGGCAGCGGCGTTGCTTGCGGCTCAGGATTCCTCAGCTCTTCCATTTTCATATCAGCCGCGTCAGCGATTTCTTTACGCTGGGAAGGCGGGAAATCGTTCCGGACAATCTCGACCTTTTCAAGCGCCGTCAAAACGCCAGCCTCGGTAGTGGCCGCCTGAATCTCCTTCATGATCTCGTTATAGAGCGGCATGTTCAGTTCCGCGCTCTTGGCGTAGAGAGCGGTACGGACGCTTTCGCGCTGCGATTCAAAATCGATAGATCGCTTTGTGTCTTCCGTGACGAAACGGAATTCGCGGAACGTCGCAGACTTCTTCAGACTACGAATGTCCACGATTGACGTAGCCGAATTGATCAGCGACATAACCGCATCTTGCAGGCGAGTGACACGCTCTTCCAGCGTTTCGGGCTTTGGCTCTTCGGGCGCTGGCGCTGCTTCCTCTTTCTTTTCAGGCGCTGCCTTCAGTTCCGCTTTTCGATCTTTAAAAGCATCTGCAATTGGATTAATAAACCCTCCGATAAAGTCTTGTCGCTCTTCCTGTGTCTTATAGGTGGCAAGGTACTCATGGATGATCGGCAAGAATTCCTTACTGAATTTCTTCCATTGCTCATCAAGTGTTGCCAGCGAATCGGCTTGCTTGAGCAATTGCAGCTCATCACGTAGACGCTGCTTTTCATCCACTTTGAGTTTCAATGCCTTGCGCTCAGGAAGCAATGCGGCAAGGCGGTCAGCAAGCGCATTAATTGCATCGTTGAATTCGGGAATGGTCGAATCTCTATTAGCTGCATTCGCCCTCGCATTTAGAACGACATTCCACATGCCAGCAGTTGCCCCACCACCTTGTGCGGTTTGGGTGTACTGATTGAGCGCCAGCAGGTTAGCGGTCGCCGCACGGAACGCCTTAACGATCCGCTGCTTATCCTCTTCAGTAAGGTCCGGGTTAGTGAACGCATCTTGCAGCGCATTGGCACTAGCTTTCCCGTTGATGTTCTTCACGCCAACAGCAATAGCGTGTTTGACGGCAGCCTGATGCTTTGCTTGCTCCGTGTCTTGCGCAACATCAGAAGCTTCGACAGGGGCAGATTCTTCGGGTTGCGGCTCCGGCTCGGCCTCCGGTGTCACTTCAGGTTCAGGCGCGGGCTCGGGTTCAGGCGCCGGCATGTTCCGCTTCTCTTCGAGTTTCATGCGGAGAATTTCCAGCTCATGCGTTTTGTCGTCCACTTCCTTTTCAAGCGCGACGATCTCGACCTTAAGCGCCTCCACCCGCGCCACGCGCTCGACGCGGGCAGCGTTGTTCCGCTCGAACGTCGGACGGTTCTTGATAGCGATCTTGGCCACGCGCCGCATCACTTCTCGCGGGTCCAAATCCTGCCCCTTCTCGGGCGCCACAAGAATCGTGATGTCCTTCTTGTTGAGCATCCATTTCCATGAGATCAGCTCATCTTGCGGCGCGATCTTGGAAGGCGTCACGTCCGGATTGTGGAAGTAGATGCTGATCGTCTGGCCGTCGGCAAGCTCATAGACAACCGCCACTTGAGCCGTGCCGTTCTTCTTGAATGGCTTGCTTACTTGGAAGTTGAGCGCCTCGGAACCGTACCGCTTCATCTGGTTTTGCATGATACCGGCCACGCGCTCAAGGCGCATCATGGGCACTACCAGAGCATCAAGCTCCACGATCTCGTCAGCGTCGCCGTAGATATCGTCCAGCGTCAGCGGCTCAAGCGCGAGACTAGTAGGGTCCGTTTTGCGAATCTGGTAGAGAATTTCCGTCATCGGGACGTCCGGATTGCCGTTACTGTCCCAGTAGACTTTCTGAAGTTTAGGTTCTTCCTTGATCGTCGGTTGCATGGCACCGCCTTCCTTAATCCATTGTTGAAACTGCGTCATCGTCATTTTGGTAGCCGTCGCACGTTGCGCGTAGACGTTCCGGTACGTTTCTTCGGCATCCACTTTGGAAATGAAGCCAAGGAACACTTTCGGCTCATCGAATTTGCCGCCCTTCATATGGTCGATGACAAACACGTCAGCCGTCACGCTTGCCTGTGGCGACAGGAACATATCGATAGCCGCGCCGTCCGGGGCTTTCGTGCCTGAAATGTAGCCGTAGTGAGCCGTCAGAAAGGATGCTCCCTTCCTCCAGCCTGCCGGGATTTCCACGCATAGCGCCAGCGGCCCGAACGTAGTGCGCTGGACCTTACCGTTACGCGCCTTACGTTGCGCCTCGGTCAGCATCTTTAGGCCGTGAATCATTTCAGCGCCTCGGTGGCTTCCTCGATCTTCTTATCGAGATCGGCAATAACTTCTTTCAAAGCGTCGCGCTTTTCGGTCAGGGATTTCTCCGTTTCCTTAACCGTGTTACGGATGCCAGCCGGAATCGTCACTTTGGTGCGGGCAAGCTTCTTCTGGAAGGCAGCGCGCCCACCGTCCAGCTTCGATGCAATTTCCTCGATGGCCTTTTGGTGCTCATCCTGATTCTTGAGCGGCAGGACGCTACCATTCAGCAGCACTTGATACACGTCTCCGGTCGGCTTGATGCGGGCCGTCACGCGCTGGGAATCGGCAAAGGTGAAGTCGAATTCCTTGTAGCTCACTCCAGCACTACGCTTAGGCTTGCCCACCGCCATTTCCACGACGTTGCAGCCGAGTTTCAGAAAGGCGCTTTTGATTTTCTTTGCCGCCGGATCATCTGCCGACAGCGTTTCAAACTTGAATAGAACGTTCTTCATGGGGTGCCCCATTGTGTGTACACCCCGTCATTCTAAAGGTCCGAGAACAGATTAGCGGCCTCTTCGGTTGCTGCTTCAGCGGCCGAAACCATGGTCTTGTCGCTCACACTTTCGCCGCTGGCTGTGTATGTGGAAGTCTCAAGAAACGCGAACGCCCACGTATCCGCGAGGTCAGGCGATCCCATGCCTTCCCATTCCGGACCGTGTTTGGGCGGCACTCTCAAGCGGCCTTTATCCGTGAACGTCTTCGGGATACGCGATACCTGATCCAGCCCCACCGCCCGATGATCGTTTGTCAGCACACTAAAGCGCCCTTCCTTGATCGCCCGCGCCAGTTGGTGCGTGGCTTGCGCTCGCAAGTTCAGATAGCGATCCTTGTTCACGTTCCGGAAACACGGATTACCCCAGTTAACGCGCTGGACCATTTTCCCCGCGTCCTCTAGGTCTTGGCAAACGTTGATGCCGAGGCCGCCACTGTCCACCACGAACGTAACGTTAGGATAGGGCGCTGCCGCTTCGATAATGTAATGGGCAAACTGATTGGACCTGATATTGTTGGTGAACAAAGGAATGTCCACAACCTCTACACGGCGCTCCTCCCCGTATCCATACACACGGCAAACAGATACCGCGCTCTTGTCTCGCAAGCCCTCGCCGGACGCAATGTCGCAGCAAATGAAATAACCGTAATGCTCGTTCGCGTTGATGATCCTGCCGCGCTTGTATGCGTTCTCGACCGCTTTTCTGCCAACGAAGAATCGGGCCGAATCTTGCGGGAACAGGCCAAGGATACGCACGCGCCGTTCATCGTCGTCATACATCGCCCATAGCGTTTTCAGCGATTCATCCGATACGTGCGGTGAATCGATGGATGACATTGTGATGTTGTGCCAAGCCCCACCGTTTCGCTCGCTCAGGCGGTTAAAGGTATCGTAGAAGAAGCCGCTATTCTTCGTCGGCTGCGAAGTGATGATGAATCGGTTAGCGGCCTCGGTCAGAGCGCCATTAAGCGTCATCATGACCGTATCCGGGATGGATGAACCTTCGTCAGCAATGATCGTCAGGAATTTAGCGTGCCGGCCCGCCATCTTGTTGGCGTTCTTGGCGTTCGCCGTCTTCAGCTCCATCAGCCAGTTTTGTTCATACCCTCTGACGCGCAAATCCCCGGACGCCATTAGCTCGATCTTGTCTGCCAGCCACGCATACGGGCCTTCTTTCAGGCGCCCGATTTGCGATGCAATTTCCTTCAGCGTGGACGCCTTGATCTGGTCGATATCGTTGGCGGTCACGAGAACCCATGCCTTGTAGTGGGTGAAGAGAAGCCAAGGGATGATGACGGAAAGACTGAAAGACTTGCCCGTTCCGTGTCCTGATGCCACGCTGACACGACACCCCGGCGCGCTGACGGCATCCATCAATTCCTTCTGCTGAAGGGACGGCTTCAGCTTCAGCACTTCGACCGCGAATCGGAAACAGCTTCCAGCGTACCGCTCAACGAACGGCAGCCATCGCGGGTCTTCTGGCAGCGGGATGAACGCCATCACTTCACCTCGATATCTTCAACGTCAAAGCCGAGGCGTGCTGCCCGGCCCTCAATGGCGCGCTGATTTTCTTCGACCTCTTTGATAACGTTCTCATACACGCCCTCTAGCTGCTTCTCAAGGTTGGCAGCATTGAACGTTACTTCCTCCCTCACCTCAACCTTGTCTTTCCAAAGATGCGGCTGACGGTTTGTAAGCCAGAACTTGATGGCGGCAACGTCCGGAAGAATGTCCTTATCAACCGCGATTGTTTCGGGGCCATTAGGCGAATTCACCACCTTCATTTCCGTTATTTGGTAGCCCATCGCCCGTTTGAAGAGCGAATGCGCTATGTTCGCATCAGCCAGCATCCGGGCGCGCTTGACCGCCTCTCCGAATTCCTGATGTTCCTTGCACCACCGGACTACAGTCCCTTCGGCCACGTCGAAAGCGTCGGCCAAATCCTTGAGCGTGCCACCTAACAGGCCGATCTTATAGGCGACCTTGTGCATTCCGGGCACGTATTTCCCTCCCACTGACAGAACGTCATCGGGAAAGGTATTGATCTCGTCCGGTTCTTCGTCGTCGCGCTTGGCCATGATCGAATCTATAACCTCTTCAGGTAGTGCCTGCGTAAAGCGTTCCTTGAATTTCTTCCAGCCCTCAGAAACGTAATGCCGGTGGACATCAGAGCGGCGTAGACCGTATTTCTCTGCAATCCACCGGCTCCCATATCTAGGGGATAGCTCCCATTCAAGGCGAATTGCGGCCCAATTCGTCATTGAGATACTCGGTGGCCTTCTCGCCGGCGTACTCGAACCGTCGGATTTTCAGGCGCACATTCGAGACCTTTTCACGGCCGCCATAGATACGGGCCTGAAGCCGCGCTCCGTTTCTCATGTCCTCAAACTCGGGGTTATCGGATGCAAACTGCTGGAATGCTAGGGCGATACCATCCACCACCGACGCTAGTTCCTCGGTGCTTTCCGCAATCTTGTGGATTTGGTCGCTCACGGACCGAATGGCGCACAGATCGCGCTTACGGGTTCTCTCCCAGTACTCGAACAGGCATGCGCTTACGTCCCGGTCTTCGCGGAAGTTCTGGTCAAACTCAAAGTCGGAAGACTGGCAGAGAAGGAAATCAGTGGTCACGCTATAGGCGCGTGCGCACAAGATGACATATTCGAGGGACGGCGCGATTTCCCCGGCTTCGATCCGCATCAGGTGGACGGAATTCTTGGCGCCGATCAGCTTGGCGGCAGCAGTTGTAGAAAGGTCACACATCCTGCGTGCCTCGGAAAACCGCTTACCGATTGAAACAAGGTCCATGCGGAAACCATTAACAAAGATACGAGACCGTATTAATGTAATGGTTTCCGCCTATTACGTCAATGAGTTAGCGAATGTTCGCGTTCATTGTTCATCTCGAAGGAAGCGCATGATGTTGCGGGCTTCTTCCAGCGGGATATCCACAATCTTTTCGTAGTTCAGCCCAAAATGATCAAGCAACGTTCGGTCCGTCCATTTGCCGAGGATCGGCTTCACGTGCTGATTGTAGAGCAATTCCCCGAACGGCCGTACCGCTGGGGGAAGATACCCCTTCTTCTCGGTCTTCGCGGGTTCAGGCGGTGGCGCCGCTTCGGCTGAAGCCTCCGCAACGGCTTCGACAAATTCCACGTCCTCGATGACATCAGACACGGCCTCGCCGCTACGCACGGCATCAACCACTTCCTTAGCCTTCGTGGCGCGCTTCTTCTCGGCCGCAGCTTCGGTCTTCGTCTTGATTCCGGCAATAGGCAACGGCTTCACGGCTTCGGATTCATTGACTACACAATCGTCGAATTCCTCGCCAATAGCCTTGCCTGCCATTTCCTCAGCGGTATACGCGCCAGCGACGGACGGAAACCCCTTGCGAAGGGCTTGCGACATAGCGCATTTGGCCAGCATCCCATAAGGGCGCTTCTTCCACATGGCGTTAGGCGTGCCCTTTTTATTAGCACTGACGCATTCCGTGAACCGCTCGTAGCCGACAAACTCAGCAATGCGGCCGCCATCGATCTGACGATAGACTTTGATCTTGCACCACGCCGGATAGGTAATCCTCTCTTCGCCCAGAACCTCAGTAACATCCGGGCCATACTCCGGTTCACCGATGCCCGCGCAGCCGTTACGCTCGGCTGCCGTCAGGTGGAAGTTAACCCCGGGCATGATTGTGTCCCGGGTTTTTCCTGTTTTGGCGTCCCACATGGGCACGATATGGACTGGCCGTTGCATCGGGTCCAGCTTCGCGGCGCGGCAGTATTCCAGCACGTTGATAACGCTTTCGTCACTCGCCCCGGGGTAAAGCGAGGCTTTGAGTGTGGCGATAGCCGTGCTTTGCGGCATGTTCAGAACCGCATATTCAGACTGCTGGACAGCGATTTCATTGCTCATTGAATTCTCCATAGGTGGATGCGAACGCCTGAATAAGCGCCTCGTTACGGTCTGTGATCTGGACGCCCTTTGCTTTCAGGAACTCGCCGCTAAAATGATCATCACTGACCGAGACCTTAAGGCGCATCGACCACCCCTTGCGCAAAGACATTGCCTTCTTGGCCTCCTTGGCGTCACTCAGCCATCCAAATTTTGCTTTGATTCCGGTGGCTTTAACATCCTCCGGATTCATGATGACATCCTCAATCCCGTCGAAGTCGTCCGATGACAGCAGGCGGTCGGCATCGTTCAGCAGCTCACCAAGTTTGCCGCCTTTCCATGCGATACCGCCGACTTCGCAGCCCGTAATGCTGGCAACGTTCTTTTGCCACGCCTTCGGCAAATCATCGATATCGTTGAAAAAGACGATGCCGCGTTTCATCCATTTGGGTACCGTGCGATTTATATTAACGGAAACGATGGCCACTGTAATTGGCGCGTTGACGCCTGTTTCATTGGTCAGGCGTCCGTTGAATGCAAGGCGTTCATACACGCGATTCTTGAATGTATCCATATCAGGATCAGCGTTAGCCTTCCAGTAGCCGTCCAGCACTTCGAGGCCGTAGGAGTTGAAAACGTCCTTATCGGTCAGGAAGCCTTCGGGCGGTTGGAAGTCGAAACGAATGGCGACGGGACCGATAAAGTAATGGTCAATATACGGCTTTGGCATTGAGTTCTCCGATTGCTTTGAACATCTCGATGGTTGATGAGGGAATGACAAAATCCTTGTCAGCGTGGACAATGTACCCGCTTGCGCTGCCGTCGTCATTGACCCGGACATCGTACAGGTACATTCGCTCTCCGTCAGGGACGCGAATATTTGTAATATCCGCTGGCGACTTGATGGGTGTGGTGTAGACGCTGATTCCTTTCGTGTACCCCATTACGTCAACAATATCCCGGACGGCCGTATTGTTTGCATCCATGATCCGGGCGACGCGCTTCCAGATTTCATCGATGCAATCTCCATCAAACCAAACTTGCGTAACTCTTGTGCTTTTATTCGTGCTTGAGCATCTGTGCAGAAAATCGATTCGCTTTAACCCGTTGAATCTGTATATCTGATTCGACGTAATCACGAAGACATTGCGCGCACGGTCTATCAGGCGGAAAATATCTTCCTCTTGCCTAAAAGACAGATTGACGCCACGCAAATCAATGTCGAGAAACGAAAGTTCAGAATCGGCATTAAACCGAAGAATGCCGCCAAGCCCTTTCCCCTCCAAATAAGGGGATTCTTCGTTAGAAACGGCCCATCTCATAGAATCAGCCAGCATCACAATTCCTCCCCAAAGAAGAAGAAAAGAACAAAGATGCCGACAAGGCCGAGGATGATCTCGCCAATCGTGGGAATTTCGCTAATGATCATTTGAGTAACTCGCAAAGGATGAGGAATTGAAAGATGAGAACGACGGACAGAGCGAAGGCCGCAAAAGCCGCGTCATTTCTCATCGGTGGACGCTTCGTGAGCGGATACAGGGATCATAGGGCAATCCAGCACGATATGCAAGCGGTTTCCGCGTTCGGTTGTTTTTACCAGACATTCGGGGGTATTGAGTTCCTTTGGAACATGAGTTTCATTATGGGTCTTTGTTGCGGCCAACCATACCAAAAACAAGTAAAAGATCAAAGTTGGCCCGAAAACCAAGATTACCGCACCGAATCTATCCCAAAATTCACAAAGATCAATTGTTTTCATTGCTGCCGACCCTCAACAATCCGCCCATTGGCGACGCAACCATTCTCAATGTACACACGCACCGGGGCACGCGACATCATATGACGACATTCCGGCGATCCATTGCAATACTTTTTATCGTATTCAATTGCTGCTGCATTAGCTAAGTACCCGAGAACAATTGCTCCGATGATGATCAAAACCGCTATTGCCGTCACGATGCGGCAAATCCATACGTCGCGTTTTGTGTAGCAATTCGCCCAGCCATGACTATAGAAATGGTCGTCATCCATCACACACCACCTTTCACGTAGTCCAGAACCTTAACGAAGGCAAACGAGAACAACCCAATGTCGATTACGTCGAGGATCAAAACCGCGACTAGTTCGTAAGGGTTGAAGCCATGTTCCTGTCTATTGAATCTGTATTTCACATTGCGCTACACAAAACTACCGATCAGAGACAGAACGCAAGCCGCATAGAAGTAAATCATTTCAATTCCTCCAAAACAGGCGCGCCATGCGCGCCCTTGGTCGATTACAGATTGATGATCGAGAAGAAGCCGACCGCTGCGAACGCTGCGATGACAGCAACGATTGCTTTCCCGGCGATCTCGTACCGCACGGCATCGCGTGGGCTTTCGCCGGGTTGCAGGGTCACATTGACATTGGCGAAGAAGAAAACCGTGATGCCAACGAACAGGAAGATGATCAGGTTCATGTCAGAAGTGTTTGGATGCGAAGGTCCATACCGATTCCAGAATGGCATTAATCACGGCATATGAGAAAAGAAAGCCCCACAGAATGACGCCTCTGATAACCGCCTCAACCAAGAATACCTTAACCTTTCCAGTTCCTGCCTTGGCTTCTACTTTAATCTTTGAATTGAGATAGAAGAAAAAGAATGCCAAGACAATAGCGCCAATCCATTGCGAGACGGTCGCATGCTCACAAGCATGGATGATGGTTTCCATTGCATATCCCTTGAGTGTGATTAGAACAATTCAGCGATGACGAAGAGCGCCAGCGCCGGGAAGAGCGCGAGAAGTGCCGAGGCCATGATCGTTGCCCAGTCTTTCGGCAGGTTGACCAATTTTTCCGTGCAGAATCCGACAACCCAGACGGTTGCGACAGCCCAGAAAGCGAAGAAGAGAAGAATGCTCATTTTTTGGATTCCACATATTCGAGTTTCAGTACTTCGGCGCAAAGATCAAAATCAATGTCCGATCCTATTAACGGCGATTGTTTGTCACTTGAAACGACTAAGTATTGCGTCACCGTGCTTACCATTTCGTCATGCGACATCCCTGTAGCCCGCTTGAATCTGTATCCAAGATCGCGGAATGCCATCATGGTAATTTCGTTGTATGGCATCGCAGCGCAAATGACCTCATTATCCGCAATTGCAGCCAGTGCAGATTCAACATCACGAAACTTTTTATACATCGAGTGCAATTCAAACTCAAACTTCCAACGTACTATGCCGTTGTTAATGTCACTATCTAACCGCCTCATACAATTGGCGATGTTTTTGCCGGAAAAAATGCTGTCATCAGTGCTTCTTGTTGCAATGAAAGCGAGTTTCATACGTTCTGCGTTGGAAGCAATAAGCTTGCAACAAACTGAATGATGCGCGTCTCGAATGCACTGATCTCCACCGGCAATTACGAGAACGCAAAGATGACGCGCAAGGGCTTCTTTTAGATCGTCATCTTCTGTAAGAACCGGGATTTCTTGAAAGTTCCGAACAAATCGGACGCCCTCAACCTTGAACGGCTTTTGATAGTCACCTGCGTAAAGATTGCACTGACGTGCAAGCTCGTTCATTTTCTCCGCATAACTGCCTTCACCTTTAAACTTAAAAGGAAGTTTGGCCTTACCTTTTTTGTATCGCTTCAGAAACTTTTCATCAATCGCCACAGAATGCGTAAGGCGATTGTTGAACAATTTGATGAAGAATTCCATGGTTGCCTCTCAGAAGTATTTGGCGATGGCTTGAAGGTCGCGCTTATCCAGCGGATTCTGAAGTGTGTTGTAGCCGATGATCGCAAACGATTCGCCTGCTTCATTTTGATAGTTCATGAACCGCACACGCGCCGCCTTCATCATCCGCTTGTCTTCTTCGCTGGGGTTGCGCAATGCCACGCCAACATAGTGACACTCATTCAGTTTTTCCAGCGCCTCGACAAGAGTTGACGCAACGTCCGTGCGTGTGCTGTTTACAAACGATTGGAACACCGGAACCACATCATGCGCGTGATTGATCGCACGCGCCACCATCGGTCCGGGCATGTCGCCGCAATAATTGACAATGTAAATATGTTCTTGACCCAACGACGTTTTGCCGATCAGTTCATACTTTCTCTGTATGGATACCTTCCTCTTCCAGTATTGACCAAGACAAAATCATGTCGCGCCAGCGCACGGTCTGCGTGCTCAACCGACACATAGGGAATGGCATCTTCTTTGTAGATAACGCTCATCCAATTTGGATAAGGCTGATCGTATTCGGCCAGCAGCTCGCCGTAGTGATTGGCGATCTCTTGACCAATGAACGAATACGACATACCCCGAAACTGCTTAGTATCAAGGCCCGGGATGTCAATTCTTCCGATGCGGGTTTTTTCAAGCATCACCTCAGAAATGACGAATGTTTCGATGAAATCGTTGTTCTTAGGTTTGAATGACAGCATGATGATTCCTTGTTCGTGAGATTGATCAGATTCGACGTTCACAGTCTGCGTAGCCGGCCCGCAAGCATTGTTCGTAGGCTGCTGCCGCCTCGCGCACAATCAGCAGCATCGATGCGCGGGATTCGAGGCAATCTGCCATGTCTGGCGTGCCCGGCTGATAGAGACGGCACATCAGCGCCGCCTCTTGTTGTTCACTGGCGGTCAGTTTCTCGTACTCACCGGCCGAGGCCAGCGCGGGCAGGATCAGGATCAGGGGAAGAATGCGCTTCATGGTGGGAAGTTGCCTCTAAGGCGTCGTGGAAAGTGTATGTATGGTATGGGTTGAGCTTGAGTTTGTCAATCTGGCGTTTCACCCCCGCCACATCATCAGGATGGACCCACCGTAGCGCGTACTCGTGCCCGTCTGCCAGCGCGGCTATGGCCATAAGCGCCATCCCCTGCCGGTTGATCCACTGATCCAGCGCGCCGTAGCGGTCGGAATGGTTCATCACGGACGTGACGTTCAGCGGATCGGCCGCCAGCTCGCACGCGCATGCCCGCGTGACGTAGACGCAATCTACGGCATCCATCAGCGCATCATCGTCGAGGCGCTCGATCCAAAGGGCGAATGCCGGGGCGACGCCACGATAGACGCGGGCTGATTCATCAAGCGCCGCCAGAATCTCCGGGGTTGCTTCCAGATACTGATGGGGACGTGTTGACATAGGATTGCTTCAGGAATTTTGTTGTTTCGGAAAGAAGGTCGAACCATTTGGTATCGGCCGACCGAAGCCACGAGATCATTGCGTCGGCCATACCTTCAGTGAATGCGACGGGTTGAAATGGCAGGCCGTCCCCGTCGCTGATATCAGCCGCGATTGCGCTTTTCCATTCATCGCGTGGCCGTGATTGCATGATGTTCACGGCCCGGGCGATGACGTAGATAGCGTGCTGCGTGATTAGCTCTCGCTCGCCCATTCGTCGCTCGTAGAAATGGATTCGCCAAGGGCCATGGCCACTAGCTGAATGGCTGCATTCAGTTTCGCAATGTCGCCATGGCGCCGGACCTCGATTAGTTGCGAGTAGAGTTTTTCCAGTTCGTCTTTGTTGAGCATTATTGATCCTCCCATTTCATTTGAACATGAACCATTTCGTTATCTATCCACCACTGAAACACAGAAGCAATACGGAATGCCTTTTTGATTGAATCTTTATCCTCTTCACTCCAGCTACTGTTATTCGAGGTATGGAATAACACACTAGCAACAATGTTTATTGCTACTTTCATTGCATTCTTGTCGTCGGTGGCAATCCCATAAGCCAATTCTTCGGTGTCGTAAGGAATCCTTACCATCATGCCGCGTCCTCTTTGGTTTTTGCGATGATTTGCGCAACCACGCCAAGCGAAAATATTGCATCAATCATCGCAAGATGCACTTTATACTGGTCGCAGTCGCCATCCACGCATGCACGGACCGTATTAACTGCACGATACAGGCCGACAAATTCCCCGGCGATCTCATCGAACGCGGCCGCCTTCCGCTCAAGAATGGCGCGCTCTTTCTTGGCCTTCTGGATGCCTTCTTCTACCCCCTTCACTTCGTCGCTGGCCTCACGCTCGCGGATGTTCTTTGCTAAATCCTCAAAGAATTGCCGCCCCTTGTTTTGCCAATGATCTTCATAGCTCGACCGCGTGATGAAATCATCGTCTTCTACTTGCGTATGACGCCCGGGAACAATCGAGATAACGCCAGCCTCGATAGCTTCCATGAAGTACTGCATAAGCGTCATGCCGCCCTCATAGTAATTCTTCTGGAATTGAGACAAACCCTGACCGCCAGCCGCATAGCGCAAGATGCTATAAAGCGCCCGAATGGCCTTATTGGCAGACTCAACGTCTCCGGCTTTCATGCCGTTAACCATTGCTACGTATCCTTCAATTTTCATTGTTCACCCTCAGCATTTTTGATTTGAATCCGGTTTCCTTTGAGCAATTCTTTCAGCTCAGCCATGAGGCAAACCGCCTCGAAAACCGCCCCTTCTCCATCTATCAGAAAGTCCCGATCTTTCGGCAAAAATTCCACCAAAATATCAATGGCGTGATCGATGGCCTTCTGCATTGAATCACGATCTCCGTTCTTCAGGCCGGCCTCAACCGCATCAAAATCGTGCAGTTTTTTGAGGCCCCAAATCTTCACCTCAAGGTCTAAGTTCATTCTTCGGCCGCCTTATGAATACGATTCATTTCCTCTTCAAATTTGGTGTTATCCTTGCGATACCCGCGCCCAAGAATTTGCCTCGGCCGTGTAATGATCTTGATTGACTCCATGATCTTGATCATGGAATCCATGATCTTTTCGTCATCACTAACTTCCGGTTCATCATAGCTTGCCGGGTCATTGTCCCAGTAATACATACGGTACTTGGTGTATTGCTCACGAATGTGCCGCAAATCGTCCAGATAGACGATCAGTGAATCAAAGCAAGCCGCTTTCTTTTTGGCAAGCTCGATAGCTGACCCTTCGATTTCTTTTTCTGCTTGCTCACGCATTTTCTTGATCGCTTCGGCGCTGAAATCAAGTGAACTAAAATCAATGCTCATGTTTTCCTCTCTTATTCATCATCGGCTGAAACAAAACAAAGACGCTCGTTTTTGATCTCTGAATTCAAGGCGTAAAGCAAATTCACCGCCTTATCCGCGTCGCTCTCATACTTCCCAGCTTCCCCGTCCTCAAGAATGGATACCAGTAACGCTTCAGCAAACTGAATCACCTTGTTTGCCGCGTCAACCCTTCCGCTAATGAGGTCGACATAAATGGCGTCATACTCTTTGTCTTTCATGTTCACTCCGCTGAAGGCCGAACAATATCAAGATGGCCATTCTCGATTTCTGAATTCAGCATGAAAAGAAAGTTAGCCGCCCGTAATACGTCCGTGCTAAACGCTTCCGTCCGTTCATCGTCGATCAATGCGGATAACACGGTTTCAGAAAACTGAATAGCCTTCTTAGCAGCGTCCGTATTGTGGGAAAAAAGGCCGTTCATGACACTTTCATACTCGTCGATTTTTATTTCGTCTTACTCCGGCAGCGCTTCGTCCAGAATCTCGACAATCGTGATAAGCGCGGCCTCTGCCTCGAACAGCTTCAGCAGCGGAACATTCTCAACGTGTCCTTCGTGTTGAATCAAGTTGCCGAGGATGGACACCGCGCCGAGGATTTGCTGCTTACGTGCAGCAATGTCGCCAAGCGCGGCAAGCATCGTTTGTTGAGGGGTGTTGAATGCGTCATATCTCATTTGGTTTCCTCTTGTTTCTCGTCCAGTTCATACGCCAGAGCGGCCGCGATCTCGCCCAGATACTCGACAGGCTCGAATAGCTTCACTTTGATGAAGTATTCGGCGCGATCTTTCATTTTTGAAACGGTTTCAGAATCGATGATGACTGTTGCATAGAAGGTTTCGACAGCTTCTCCGTTAACGTAAGCCTTGATGTTCTTCCGAATCAGCGCCAGCACTTCACGCAGATAGGAACGATGGACGGCGCAATAGTCGTCATAGCTCATCGGATGCAGAAGAGTGTATGCGTCGAAAGATTTCGTCAGCTCGCGGATTTCGTCGCTTACGTCCTTCGTCAGAAAATCAACGTACATCACAGTTTCTTCTCAAGCTTCATGATTTCGAGGCAGATGCGGTATTGGCACATGGCCTTGTCAAATCTTGCGGCCATGTTATCGTCGTATTTTCCGGCCAGAATTCCATTCTGGTAGATTTCAACCATCATGCGCCGGCAGATATCTGCATATTCCCGAATTTCCGGGGTAATGTTCTCGTTGCTCATTTGATTCTCCATACGAGTGAAAGGAAGGATTTCAGCGGCTCGCTACGGAAGAGAGTGATGCGGGCCACTAGGAATATGCGAAACCAAGACTTACGCCGACGCATATTCAGCGAGAGTAGCTTTCATGAAGGCGCGCTCAAGCTTGCGCTTGTGGCGTTCACGATTGATGCGGATATACTCGCGGAGTTCTTTGTTCTTCTTGGCGATGGGCTCTTGAGAACCTTGGAAGAAGGTAGCTTGTTTCATGATCGTGGGATGATGTCGGCGGATGCCGTGTTGCGATGGAAAGTAGTATGCCAAAAAGAAAGGGGGCTTGCAACCCCCTTGTGTCTTTTAGCTCACTCTTCGTCGGCCTACCAGACGGCATGGGCAACCACAGTAGCAACCGGGCCAAGATGCCGCCAGACGGCCACGCGCATGGCCTGCCAGTCTTCATCCGAGAATGTCAGTCCGGTCTCAATGACCGCCTTTTCCTTGGCATCCTCTTCACTCTGCATCAGCGCGTCAAGGATGGCCAAGAATTCATCCACACGGACGGTCCCTTTCGGCGTGTGGATGTTCTCGCCTTCCACGATGGGCTGATGCTCGGCCACTGCATCCACCACAAAGCCAATATCGTCGGCCTTGAGCGCCGGACCGATCTCATCGTCAGCGCAGTCTACTCCGACGGCAGAGCGGAACATGTCGCACGCTTGCGAATCCTCTTTAGACGCGCACTTTTTGACCAAATCCTTAAACGATTGCAGGTTCGCGTTAATCACGCTGAAAACTCCATGACAGGGTTATCCTCGCTCATTGCATCGAGGATGATTAGCAGGGATTCGACAATGTTCGGGCACGTAACTACCAGATGGGCGCGCACGGCCTTTACACTCTCTTCCCTGCCGGACAGCTTGGCCATATCGTCGTCGTGAACGAGATTGACCGAATGCTCCCCGAGAGTGACGCGAATCAATCCCGGGGAAATGTAGCGGAACCTCACTTAAGAAGCCCTTTGATCTTGAAACCGATATGCTTTGCTAGCTTATGATCGGTTCCGCGTGCCAGACCGCGCATCGTGTCTTTCTTGAATGATCCGAGGGCGAACCATTCGGGCACATCCAGCGCGTTCCTGTAGTCCTCCGGCTCAACGATACGGTACTTGATGCCGTCGAAGAAAAGATGAGAGCGGTTAGGCGACAGCTCCGGATAGACGGCATCAACTCCGCGTGCTTTGGTGAGCCGGCCATTCATGGACACGACGCCGGCGCCGAGGCGGTTTGCAGCATCGGAAACGTGCTTGCGGTTCCGTGCGCTCTTCATCGCGGCAATGTTCTTCCAGCGGAAGCCGGGTTGCATCACGTCCTTGACCGTTTCGAGGCTGGCGCGTGTGCGCTGGCGCACGTTCGTAACGGCTTGCTGCACGTCCTTCAGGCGCTTGCCAATAAAGGTAAGTACACGATGGCGGGACGCTTTGGTGCCGACTGTATTGCGCTCATTCAGCGCCGCCTTGGCGACAAACATGCCTTTCAGGTACGGAAGAACGAGATCGTAACGGGCGTCAATGACGATCAGTTTCGGCTTGAACGACAGCGCACGGTTGATCTCGATGCACAGCTCTTCCAAGGTCGGACTGCTCCAATCAATCGTGATATGAACGAGACTGGGGCGCACCTTCTCGCCGGAAACGTTCTTCAGGTTGCAGTTAGCCTTCACGGCCGTGACGTGCGTGTGTTTGCCCGGCAGGTAGCCGAGAACATCATAGCCGGCAGTCTTGTAGCCGTGCGCCACGAGGCCGAACGTGGGGTTTTGAACGATGACGGTGGGTTTCATTTGATCTCCAAAGAGAGTTTTACGGATGAAAGAAATCAACGGGCGCATATGCTCATCAGGTTGTTCCGGTGCATTTTAGCCGCGTTCACATATTGCCGGTGAACTGAAGCCATTTCCTCATCGGCAGCATGATCGAAGATGATGCAAAGCCATTCCCCATCGGCCTTCTGGTAGAGCGAGGCCGTGCCGAATTTCGTGGTCTGTCGGTGCCAGATACGCGCCCCGGCAAGATGCGGAGTTACGCGCTTTGCATACGAGACGATGGCGGCACTTTGCGATGGGAATACGTCCAAGTTTGCGATTCGGAACGTTCTGTAGGCGATGATCATTTGGTTTGGTTGGAAAAAAGGGATGGGTTGAATTACCCCTCCTAAGTCTCAGGAGAGACAGCAAAGGAAACTATCATGAGATAGCATGATTATTCTAGCATCAGTCGCACGGCCTCGGTCAATGATCGGTGCAATCTACGGCACTCTGAAAACGCTGCCATATTGTCGATATGGTTCCCGATCATTGCATCCATGTCGCCGCGCTCAAGGGCAATCGGCTCCGGGCAATCCTGCAAAAGGGCTTCACTGATTCGGGGCTTTTGGGGTTTCGTGGCTTCCTTGACCGTTCCAGATGCGCAGCCCATCAGCATCAAGAGAACAACGGCCATCAAACCCACGAGTTTCCACGTACTGACGTAGAGTTTCGCGTGCCGCTGCCGCCTCTTTCCGAATACGCGCCGATTCAGTGACATAGTTACGTTCTTGTTCCGTGATTTTGGCTTGCAGCGCCATGACGCGCGCTGCTTCTTCCATGGCTCGGTCATGGGCAGCCGCCGATTCATCGATCAACCGTTTTTGTTCTCGCCGCTCGCAATCCAAGCGCGCCCCTTCGGCGCCACGATAGACGCCAATCAGGTACGCCGAAGAGACTGCCGCAACGACAAGCGCAAATCCGGACAGGTAACGATTCATCAGTAGCTGCCACATGATCAAGCCCCGAGTTTGTCGCTCAGAATCCGAATCTGATCGTGAAGCCCGGCATTTTCCTTGGCAAGGTCTTTAACCTGCCGCCGAAGTTCCCGGTTTTCATCTTGCAGGCTTGAAATCTGATCCGAAAGTTTCGTAATCATGTCCTTCATGCCCGCAATTTCAGTTTTCGATTCCTCGCGCTCGCCACGATTGGATTCACGAATCAGGCGGTTATCCTCACGCAGATTGTGAATCGTTTCACGATAAGCCTCGGCATTTTCGGTAAAAGCGTTAGCACTGGCACGAAACATTTTGCCAATGTAGAACGCCACCACTACAAGCGCGCTCACGCCGGTAAGCTTCATGCCTGATGGCAGTGCGCTAACCTCTTCCATGATCGAACTTGCGGCCGCCATCACTTCATTTTCCATCGCCACACCTCAACAATGCGCCACCATGACGCAATATCAAAGTGTAACAGTGCAAGGAATTTAATTACACGCCAAACACAAGGCAAAGAGAGCGACAAGCCAAAGTGTCATCCCGACAAGGCATTTTTTCAGCTCGCATCGCTTCCTTCGCTCGGCATAGCGCGCTGCTTCGATGTCCATCAGTGGGTAATTACCTTGCTTTGCGGCAATGTACATAATGTCAAATTCGCTGATCATGCTTTGCAAACTCCGTGCCAAAGGAAGCCGAATCAATTGAGTTAACGATATCACACAAAATATCGTCAGTGGCGCACGTATTCGGCTTGAACGTAAGCCCCTGAATCCAATAGGATTTACAGTTCTCGCCGTCCGGAATTTCACGCGGCACCGGCTCACCCATACGCTTCCAGAGATAGAAGGCCGTGCATTGCGCGCCGAATTTTCTCAGATTGCGGCGCACTTCATCGCATTCCGAAAGCGGCAGCTCCAGCACAACGCCGCTTTCGTTCTCGAATCGCCACACATACCCGTAACGATTCAGGTTCATCACTCTTCCACCAGCTTGGCCGTGACCGGATCAGAGAAACGGATCATATGCTTTGCATACGTGATGACCGTGAAATCGTCCCCGAGAGTGTATGGACGTTTCACCGGAACCCCGGCCGTGCGCTCGCACCACGACAGGAAATGACGATGGGCATCGTTGATCGTGTGGAACGTGTATTTCTGGCCGCCATACTCGACAACCTGCCCTTTGAGAGTAGTTTTCATTTGCGATTTGCCTTGATTTTAGAGACACGGTTGCTCAGGGAGTGCAGATAGCATTCCTTGGCGTCCCGGTAATATGGGGATGCCACGATAAGACGATAGGTTTCCGGAGAATTGAAAAACGCATGCAGACTCAACGTAGCGAAAGTCTCGTCAAGCTCGGCGCGCTGATTCGGCAACAGAACGCCGGTCACGATCTGGAAAGCCTTCGTGGACGTGAGAACATCCTGCCAGTTCTCCGGGGCGATGAATTCGACGTTATCCAAGAGAATATCATCAGAACAGCACATCATGGCAGAACTGGAATACATCAGCGCCAGCCGGTTGGCATCACCAGCGTTTGAATAGGCGAACATGCCGCGAGGCTGCACGTCATCATTCACTTTCAGGGGAACGTGATCTCGGTCGGCCTTGTCAAGGTCGCAATACGAAACCACGACAATGAATTTATCGGTCCAGTTCTCGGGCTTGTAGACCGTCGGGCACGTCATGAATTTAGAAATAACATACTCTTCGTCATACATCAGGTTATCGTGCAGCAGCGCGAATTCAATGCGCCGCTCCAAGTCCTCGATGTTTTTGGAAAGCGCGATCATGCCGGACGCCCCCGGCAGCAGCATATCGGCGGATTCGGCAAACATGCCGAAGGTCAGCAGCTCGGCGGCTTTGTCACGATTCAGGAAGGTGAAGTGTGCAGACATTTCGTTGTCCTTGTGTGGGAAAGTGTGCGGAAAGTATGAACGCAAAAAAGGCGGCCGTCAAGCCGCCTTGTTGCAAAGTTACATCACTTTACATTTTGGAATGCTTAAACACACACTCCCCGGCATCGTTGATGCTCATGTCATCGTAGATCGTCGGAAAGCGATGTTTCAACTGGATGGCAAGGTCACGGACAACCTTCCGGACCTCTTCTTCTGCATGGACACTCGTTCGCAGCTCGATGACGTGACGCCACGTCCGATGGTTGGCCGTCATCAGCAGGTTGTTAGGCTGGCCATTGCCGACGACGCGACGGAACGCTGACGTAAGGGCTTTCTTCTCAGCGAACGGCAGGGAATCGACGCCGGTGGCCTCTTCCATGGCCCGGAGGGCTTCATTCATCCCCTCAATCGCCTTCAGGTAGGCGGCCTTGGCCTTCGGGTTAGCCTCGATGGCGTCCGGAATGTAGAAGGCGTCAATCTCGTTCCGAACGTAGCGCCCGGAAGTCTGCGAGAATGCGGCGCCGGCACGATGTCGCACAAGCTCATGCGTGACGATGCGGGAAACGTTCGTGAACATCACGGACACGGTTGCATGCTCTAGGCAGCTCCCATGCTTTTGCCCGATGATCCCCTGCTGAATGTAGTCATGGTTGCTTCGGCCGTTAACCATCGTTAGATTCTTGTTGGCCGCGAGATCGAACGACATATAGCAGCTCTTGCCGGCCAGCTCGATCAGGTTGCAGGCATCATCCGGGCCAGAGGGCAGCCATTCGTAGATGCCGCAATCGGCAAGCGCCTCATCAACGCCAGATTGATCGTAGTGGGTCCACGCGACGATGCGCGCCTTAGGGGTTGCTTGTTTCAGTTCCATGGGAATCGTTCACCTCTTCGACGGTCCAGCCGCCGCCGTGTTTAATCGGAATGGGAAAAGCCAGTTTGAAGACAAAGGGGAAAAGTTTGGCTGCTAACTTGATCTTGACCTTGGCGTCATCCTGAAAGATCGCTTTGGACCCTTTGACCTCATGCAGTTCTATCACGCCATCCTGCCGCATCACCGCAAAATCCGGGGTGTAGCGGCATCCGTCGGCAAGCTTGAGGGTGATTGCCTCAAACTCGATCCACGCATGCCCTTGGGCCTGTAGATGGGCGTAATAGGCCGCCTCTGTCTTGTTCATTTGGCCGGCTACGTGACGCATCCGGCCCTTTGCGAAGACTTTACGCATGCTTTTTCATGGCCTGTTTGAAATCGAAAATTGCGCCGGGAAGATTCGCGCATCCGATCTGCTTAAGCGCATTGATGACAGCTGCTTCCAGCTCGATGCGCGGGCAGGATTTCAGACAGTGGCTTTCTGGCTTCGTGACCTCGATGTCATACACGTCTGCGTGATGCCAAGAGATAAAGATGCTTCCGCCTGCCATGCTGATAGCCCAGATTAGCGGGCTATTGTGCGTTCGTTCGTCGGCGTACTTTCGATACTGTCGCCCGGCCTCGCGCTCATCCTTGAATTCGACGCCGGCCACGTAGCGCCCATTCCACGCCAGCACAAAATGACGGGGCGTCATCGTGGTAGCCAGCGTGAAAGAGAGCGACAGTTTCCGTAGCAGGTTCATGCAATGGCCTGAAGGCGCGTTACGCGCTCATTGTAGAAAGCGCGGTTCTCGGCTGCATTGTTGCCAAACCGGGCCAAACAATCGCCATCAGGGCCGTGGTAGTGGACACAAAGCGTGCCGTCCGTAGTCTCAAACTCGCGCACGAAAAAGCCGCCCGTGGCAACGCTCTCGGCCAGCAGGGAATGCGCTTGCAGGTTGGCAAACTCGCTTGCCTCGTTGGAAAACTGGCGAAACTCAAACATTGTATTCAGCCTCTTCTTTCAGGTCTTCGGGGTAAACGTCGATGAAGTCGATCAGTTTATCGATATGTTTTGCAGCTTCCTCGATGGATGCGACGCCGCGCAGGAAGTCCTCTGCCAAAGCAAGGGCGACGGCACCTCCCTTGACCTTGATAAGCGATTTCTTGGCGCCTGCAATCATCTCGATATAGTAGGTCTCGCCATCTAGATCTGTTGCGACGGTCAGGTAACAGTCTCCGATATCGATATCTAGGATATCGTCCTGCTTGTTGATGATCTCGGCCAGCTCATCGTAGGTCACGCTCTCGGTCTCTTCGTAGCCGTCCCAGACGCGGGTTCCGGTACTCATTGAGTATTCGCTCGCAACAGGTGTTACCGTTTGATTCTGATCGTTGATCAGAACTACGTAACCCACCGGAGTATCAACTTTGCGGAACGACGCGAAGATATCGCGGCGCTCGATACGGTTGCGAAATTCGCGGGAAACAGTAGGAACGATGACGTAAGTATCCCGCGCAAACAGGCGGCACGTCATTGCGTCAATTTGGGTAATGATGATTTGTCGATTCATTTTGCCTTGTGTGAAATGGTGGCGCGCATGTATTGGATGTTTTCGCGCTTGTATTCAAAAAAGTTAGCGCCGCCCAGCATGGCGACGGCTTCTGATTCAGTGATTGCTTTGGCGTCTTTATTGCGCGCCATGAAGCTATCCCGGTCTTGTTTCGTGATGAATTCATTCACGCAACGAAACGATGCCAGACGGTTTTCTTCATTGGTGAGAGCAAAGTAACGCATATGGGTAAAGGAAAAAAACCCCGGGTTGCCCCGGGGTTAAAGTGCTTTGGAGGCAATCAATGAGGCGTGCAAGAAACCCTGCACGCACACATTATTATCCCCAAAAATTTTTCCGTGTCAATTACCTGTCGAACCAAAGCCGCCTGATCCGCGTGCCGTGTCATTTTCGACGGTTCCGGCAATCATGTTCAGGCTAGGCAATTTGATCAGCATGGCTTGAGCGATCCGGTCGCCGTGTTTGACGGTAAACGGCTCCGCGCCATCGTTGCGAAGCTTGACCTTCAGCTCGCCCCGGTAATCACTGTCGATAACCCCGGTCCCATTGGACAGGCTCACGTCATACTTGAAGCCGTGCCCGCTGCGAGAGTAGACCATCAGCGCATGACCGACAGGGATGCGGAATCGCAGGCCGGTATCCAGAATGGCCGTGCCGCCCGGGGGAATGACGGCCTCGGATGCCGATTGAATATCGAAGCAAGCCGCGCCATCGGTGGCAGGCTTGGGCATGTCGAATACGTCACTCTGACAGACGAAAATAGAATCTTCTACATCACGCCAAAAGATATTTGTCAGGCAGACCTCTTTGCCAGAGACGAACCCCTTAATGTATCCGGCCATGGCCAGATAATCCATCGCAACATAGTCTTTCAAAGCGACAGGCACAGACGCCTCCCGGAAATTGTTTTCATCGACCACTTCCAAAATTCTGGCGCATAGCAATTGCGCGCCTAAAGGAAATTTTTGGGCGAATTTGTATGCCGCATCGATGATCATTTTGTCATTCATTGTTTTACTCATTCGTGGGTTACTTGAGAACATCAATCAGCCGCTGATCCGGCAAGCGGCAAAGGATCAGAAAATCCCCGTCTACCAGAGACGTGAGAAAGACGCATTGCCCAATGGCAAACATGAACTTCTCGATGGAATGCACCTCGGCGTAATGCTCGTTTCCGAAGACGTTACGCACGTCTTCGCCTTGCTCATCCAACCATCCCCGGAATTCATCCGAGTACGAACGGTACCGATATTTGCCGTTGAGGAAGAAGGCGATGCCGTTCTTTCTTGGCAGAAAGAATCCTTCTCGATTGGCCAGCACATGAAACGGGTCTACCTTTACTTCAGCCATCAGACGATCCGTGCCATGTAGATCGGGGGTTGCGGGTTATCTTCCTCGTCAAGGTACGTATACCAAACCGACACTGAATCGCCTTGACGCCGGAACGTAAAGTAATCGCCACCGGACCCGGCTACATCGATGTCTTCGCCGTGCTTCGATTCAACGCCGTTCAGGCGCTCCGAGATATCGATAGGTTCGCCATTGATGGACGGATCATTGATGATGAAAGCCAGCTCATCCATGATGGTCTGAAACTCCGGCAGGTATGCCAGCGTCAGCTTTCCACCGTCGAATTCGACGCCGCTCTGTGTGAATTTAAATGACATTTTTACTCCGTTACGTAGACCACATTACCGGGTTGTTTGATCGGCTTGTCAGCGTGGAACGTGGAAGAGACGCCGATCAGCAGCGCGAAGGCCAGCACGAAACCGACAACCATTCCGACCATGACCCGGGCAAATTGCTTGTCTGTCATTTGCACGCCGCCCCAAGTTCGATCATCATGATCGTGCGATGGATGCGAGATTTAACGTTCCCGATGCCGTAGACGATCTTCCACGTATCCGACCGAATACCAGAATCGCGCAAGATCAGCACCGGATAGCATCGCTCGTTCAGGCCGTCCTTAAACACGACAACATCCGTGCCAAAAGGCAGCGTGAATTCCCGAATCTCGCGCATCACCTTTTCCAGCGATGCTAGAGACGTGAACGGCAGAAGCAGGAACCTGCTCTCTTCACTGCCTCGCCTGCCAGCCGTGAACGGGTACGTTTCCGCTTGCTTTGCCATTCTGGTAGCGGCAAACCGGGTAACTCCGTCCGAAAAGTACCAACGATTTCCGACGCGGCATTGACCCTCGGCACACGCCGAAAGCTTCATGTCTTCAAGCGTTTTCATGATGGCCGTGATTCGGCTAACGGTTACTTTTTCGTTGTTCATATTGCGTTTTCGTAGTGGGATTGTTGGAAAGGTCGGGCCTTTTTCGGCATCATTGCTTCTACGGGTAGGGGACCGTAGCATGCTCGATGGTTTCGCCCGGGAACCGATCTATTGCCATATCTCATTCAGACATTTAGTCCGGCTTGCATGGCGTCCACGCTGATCAAGCGCCCTTGCATAAATCTTCCGTCATTCTGCTTCAAGCGTCAAGCGTCAAGCGATGATTAGCGTCAGCAGACAATAGTGAGTTTTGCAAGCCCGCCTTTCTCATGCTCGATGATGCCGCCTTGCCGGGCTTTAACATGCGCCAATTGATAGAAACATTCACCGTAATCACCGCGACAGATTATCTTGGCCAGCGTGTAACCTTCGATGAATTCACTTTCTTCGGGCTCGATGCGGTACACATCAACTCCGTATGCACGGTAAAGCGTCAAACGATACTGCCGGAAACATTCCTGCCGCTTGTCGATGCAATTCATTCAATCACCCTTGATGCACTCTGGATTAGACAACCTGCCAACCTGTCGCCATGAGTTTTGCGCTATCGCGTCCTGCTTCAATGATGCCGCCAAATTGCCTTTGCTCTCTACGCAGGTAATCCATGCAATTCTTGAAGGTTCCGCGATGAACGAAACCATAAAACTTCCAACCATCGCGGATTTTGCTACCCGCCAATTCAATGCAGAAAAAGCGAACATCACGGCCTTGGTAATCTGCCACTCTAAACTGACGCGGCACCTCATTCCATTTTCTTAGCATGATTTGCCGATAATAAAATCAATGAGGATTTTTGCAACGATGAGAATGATCGGAACAAACACAACAGAAGCAAAGAACAATACGCAAGCCACTTCAAGAATGTCGTAGACCTTTTCTTTATCCATTCTCAAACCGCCCGGGTTTCCCCGGGCGATCTCTCAAGGTTAATCAGCAGTTCTTATCAGCGACAGGCTTACGGCGCACGGCTTTACGCTTCACCGGGGCAGGCTTCGGCTTTGCGACGGGTTGCGGCGCGGGCGTCAGCTCATACGCGACACACTCTTGCAGGCGAATCGTCGTAACCATACGTTGCAGCGCGCCACCGGATGCGCCGCCGATGCTGCCACCGGCGCCACTAGATCCATTGGCACCGAAGGCAAGCGCGCCACTTGTGGATGTCGTCACGACGGCCGTCGTTTCATGGACGCGATGGCCAATCAGTTGAATCAGGCCCGGCATAACCTCGACACGGCGATAGGCAAGCTCGGCAGGCTTCAGGTAATGATCCTCGCCGATAACCTGCTGCGTGTCTTTGAACACACCGATGATGCGGCCATGCACGTCCTCAGCCACGACAACCTGCCGGGGGCCACACGTTGCATCAACCATCCGCGACACGAAAGCCGACGGAGCTGCTACGGCAGGGGCGATGGCCTGCACTGGGCGAATGGAAAGCGTGCGATTGTTGTAGACGTAGCCGCCAGTGGAAAGGGAAGTCTGGGGGGCGACATTCACGCCGCCGACATTGCCGCCGGTTGCGCTGGCGTTTTGATTTTGCTGCTGCTGCTGCCACTGGTTGCCACCGGACGCGGTTGCATTCCCGCCAGTTGCATGCGGCTGCATGGTCACATTGTCGCTGTTGGTTTTGCAGGCATTCACGCCGACACAATCGGCGCCGGGCGTGTTGGTTGCATGGGCGAGGCTGGCAGTGGCGAACAGGGAAAGGGCGATGATGGTTTTTTTCATGATGATTTACTCCGGTTTGTTGGAAAGAAAGGATTACCGCTTGGCACAGAACGTGCCGTAGTTCACATATGAGGACACTTCATCCTCGTAGTTTTGCGGGTTGCTGATAATGTCCCGCGAAGATTCCACCGAGTTCCGCATGTAGGTCGCAAACTGGCGCGGCGAGTTACTCAGCATCGTTTGAAACGTTTCGTCTTCGACCTGCTTCAGGATCGGGCACGATGCGTAAGTGTGGCGGATTTCCGATTCCAGCACGGCCTTCCGGACCATATGCCAGTACATCAGATGTCCGACGGCCGTAACTTCCGCATCATTCGGTTCCTCGCGGTCAGTTGCCAGCCAGCGGAAAACCGTGAAATACGCATCGCTGATTTGGCGCGCCGTCGGGGCATCCTGCATCGAGAACCACGACGATTCCAGTTTCTCATCCGGTGTCGTGCGGATATGGCCAACGATCATTTGCGGCTCGATTTCTTGGGCCTTGACCGGGGCTTCATCACGGGCGCGGCGCGGTTCATCTTCTTTACTCGGCGCTTCGATCTTCGGAGGCTGCGATTCGAGTTTCGGCGCTTCCGTCCGGTCAGGTGCATTCACAGTCGAGACAGTGGAATCGGACCCGCCACCGCACGCGGCGAGGATTGCAGCAAGGGAAACGGCCAGAATCGTATGTTTCATGGTTGTTCCTATCGTGGGTTGTGTGAATCAGTGTATGGAAGCATGAAGAAACGTACGGAAACTATCAAGAGTTTTTTTCTTCAGCGTCCATACGGTCAAAGTTTTTGTAGTATTCCTGCACAGCCTCGCGCCAAGATTCCGGGCGAGTGATCATGCCGCGTTTCACCTCTGCCATGATCCGGCCGGCATAGTCCCGAGGGCCAAAGGACCGTTTCATGTTTGCCATTTGCTCGCGGATTTTGGCCGGGCTTTCATGGGTCGATTTGCCATCCGGGCCGGTACGGAACACGACGGTATTGGAAGCCAGATACCACACTTCCAAGCCTGCCAAAGCGCGTGCCTCATCGTCTGTCATGGCGCGGTCTTCCGGCTCGCTGACAAAGCGGGCCATCGTCATGTATGCCTTAACGAGACCATCGATATCCAGCCGTTCGGTTTGCTGGACGCTGGCAACGTCTGTTTGTTTTTGCTCGATGATCTCGCCGGAGAATTCGACGGCAAGCGGGTTGACGGGTTGACCGGCCGAGGCGCCGCCACCGCCGCAAGCGGCCAGAGTGGACAGAATCGAGAGAACGAGAAGAATGCGTTTCATGATTTCGTGGGATGTTTTGTGAATCGATGGGGAAACTTTAAAGCTTCGGCCGGTCAGTGTCAACGCTTTTTGTGATGAAGCAACATGCCCGGCGACTTTCAGCCGCCGGACGGTCGATTACTCTGCCTCAATATCCCAATCAGCGTAGGAATACCAGAGTTCGCCGATATAGTCCTCGTCACTCACCGGGCACTCCGACTTACGGTTGCCGACGATCTCGTCTTTGTCGCCGAGACGCGCCGTCACGCCCGGGATGGAATTCAGCCACGACACGAACGATTCATGCTGAACGCCATAATTCCCGAATCGATCAATCGAGTATGTAACCGGCGCTACATGGAATTCGCGCATATCCACCGACCGATCCAGATACTCAGACCAGATTGATTCCGCGTTCTCAAGATGCGACGCTTTGGCGAAGTCGTAAGCAAGGTGAATCGCTTCGACGTAACCCTCTTGGTTCCATGCCCACGTTTTCATCATCGAGAAAGCTTCATTCTCGTTGATTTCCCGCACTTTCAGGATGGTCAGCATGTAAGTGTGGGCGGCTTGTTCCGGGGCGATCTCTTCGATCTTCTCGGCCAGACCTTTAACGATGGCGAGGCGCTCGACGATTGCCGGCTGTTTCAGGCCGGAAATTTGCATGGCGTGCTCTTCGGCGGCCTCATTCTCGGCAAACAGCACGGATTGGATGTTACGGGCGTTCCGGGCATTCAGGGACGAAACGACGATGATGCGGGGGGAAGTGGCTTGCATGATGTTTCCTTGTTGGAAGGTGGCGTGTCCGCCGTGTCGATGGATAGAACTATACAGACAACGTTCCGAAGATGCAAGAAAAATTTTTGAACGTGTGTTTTTTCTCAAGGCATGATGCAATCCAGCAACGCAAACATTCCATGCTCTTGCGCGTAGTCGTTCGCGTCATAGTTCGCCGGCTTGTCCTCGGGAAGGCAAAAAACACTGACATTACAATAGCTTGCGGCAATCTGGCGCATCTTCTCCTCTTGCCCCCTGTCCGGAACAATGCGGAAGATAGCGTCAAGATGACGCATCATCGCTTCACGCAAGACCGTTTCCGTCCGCCCACAACCGAACGTGACGATAGCTGCGACCCGAGGCGCTGCTATATGGGCAACCGCTGCAAAACAGGACAGGATGGCCCACACCTGCCCGATGCCCTCTGCCAGATAGATGATTTCCGGCTCCGGATGCCCAAGCATCAGATAGGCGCTTCCAAAGCCGCCGGGTAGGTTGAGTTTCGAGGGCTTGCCATTGGCCTTCATCTTTCGGGCGCGCTCGGGGGGCGCGATCATTTGGAACGTTTTCAGAGTCTCGCCCTCATAGGCCGGAACCGCGAGGAACCCGCCGATACGCTCGCCCATGATCCGCATCGAGTGACCGGCCGAAACCTCAAACAGGCCGGCCATGAATCGGGGTTCTGCGCCCTTGGCCAGCGCGTATGGGTGATTCTCGGTGGCCGGAACTAGCGTGCCCGCAAGTTTCTGCACGTCAATCGTGCGCCGTTTCGGCTCAGGCGGCAGTTCGCGCTTAGGTGGGGGCTCGATGGCCTTGTCAGTGTAGCCGCGCCATCCGTTATCCATCGCCATCCGGTAAAGGCTGCTGATGCTGACCGGGCCGCGCTTGAACGAACGCCAGACCGAAGCCGTTCCGCGCTTGTTGTACGTGCTGCCATTGGCGGACCAATTGTCGAAAACGTCAAACGGCATGCCGGCAGAGTGAAGCGCCAAACCAATCCTCACCCATTCATCCCTTGGCAGGTCGGCCGGGATGAATGAGAGAGCGGAAAGGATGCGTTGGGGGTCGAGGGAATGATCTTCCATGGGAATCAGTCTTGGTTGATGGAATCAATGTACTTTGCGACGGAATCGGATGTTACCGGGATATGACGCTTTTGCATAGCAGTACGCACTAGGCGCGCCTGCTCTTGGACATAAGAAGGGTGAACGTGCTTCACACCCACAATTTCAGTGCCGCGCCGTATAAGCTCGCTGCTTATTGGCTTCTCACTGCACACGGACGCGATGAAAGCGGTACGGCACTCCCCATTGATCAGCGGGAACCAATACAAATCACGCGGCGCAACCTCACCGGCATTCCGGGCCTTCTTCGGGTACTTTTCCACGTCCGTATCCCACGCCACTGCCCCGACGTTGAACCCGTCTTCCGTAATGCGCGTCACGGCCTCATCAATCGATGGATAGCCTAAATCGTTCACCGCCTCAGCATTCAACGTATAACCAAACTTGCCGGCCAACCCGATCTTCAGGAAGCGCATTCCGGTTTTGTTCATCAGCACGCCGGCATCATGCGTCTTGCCGTGCCAAAGCCAAAGCTTGGACGGGTTGATATAGCGGTGGCGCTGCACAACCATGGCTTTAAGGTTCGATGCCTTAGCAGCCACCATCAGTTCCTTTTCATCGACAGGCGGAAAGCGGAAACCGCAAACAACGTTCGCGCACACGTCCGCATCGATGTCGTTATCGAGGCCGCACGATGGGCACGTTTTGACCTTCGGAAGGTTGGCCTTGATCTCGCGCTCCCGGGCCTTTGCGCCCTTTGGGATAACGGGCATATTGATTGGCCCATTGCGGCCGATGTTCCCGGCAAAGTCCAGCACAAGGCAATTGATCTTGCCCGGGAAGACACGAGTACCGCGCCCCAGCATCTGCACGTGAGAAGCCGATGATTTCGTGGGTTTCAGCAGCACGATTACATCAACGTCCGGGCAGTTAAAGCCTGTCGTCAGCGATGCGTCCGAAACGATCCAACGATAGATACCCTTCTTAAAGTCTGCGATGCGTCGCTGATTCTCGGCCGTCGCAAGCTTCGAGTGAACGTAGGTCGCTTTCTCTCCCAGCGCCTCGATTGCCTCGGCTACGCGCTCGCAGTTCTCCGTCCCGGCGACAAACACCATACCATGTTTGCGGTCCTTGGCCAGCTCCAAGAATTCGGGAACGGCATCGGCTACGGAACGCTCTACGGCTTCGGACAGGTCCGATTGATTGAAGTCTCCGGCCTGCGTGCGCACACCGGAAAGGTCAACGTGTGATGACGTTTCTTGTGTGATCAGCGGCGACAGGTACCCCTCATCGACAAGGCGCGTGAAGTCCGGGCCGGTGCAAAGATCGTAAGCGATGCCATCGAAGATCGGATTCTCAACCTCCCATAGCAGCCCTTCGCCTAAGCGCCAATAGGTCGCCGTCATGCCGATGACAGGCATTTCCGGGCGATGGTAGCGCAGTGCATTGATCAGCGTGGCGTAGCCGCTTTTCGGGTCTGATGACACGCGGTGGCATTCATCGATCAGCAGCACGTCACGCGGGCCGAGTTTCCCCGGGTTGCGCATGAGAGTTCCGACGGAACCGAATACAACATCCGCCGCCCAGTCCTTTTTACTGGACACGGATGCCGACACGACGCCTACGCTCTCGCCCTTCTTCCAATGGGTCACGTAGTCCTGATGGTTCTGATCCACCAGAACGCCGGTATGCGTAGCAATGACGGCCCGGTTTATCTTCCCGGAATCCAGCATGTTACGGATGATGGCGGCAGCAGTATGCGATTTTCCACTACCTGTCGGCAAGCCCAGCACCGGGTTTTTCAGGTCCGTATTGAGGACAGCATCAACCGCGTTCAGCTGATACCAGCGAAGAGAAACGGTCATTTGTTGATGACCTCATGAAGCGTGGGCATATGGAATTCAGGAAAAAGAATGATGTCGCGGTTCAGGGTCCAGCATGACGATTGGATGCCCGTCACGCTATCTACCTGCCGCTGGGATTCGACAAGCATACCATTTCCGCCGCGCCCTTGGGACAACAGGTTGCGCACCGATGCCGTAGTCAACGTCTGTCGCCCGATTGTGACAGTTCCCAGTGACGTGAAAATCTTCTGAATGATTTCATTCGAGAATTGCCAGCGCGACGCATCCAACGTGCGCAACCCAAGCCGGTTCTGGAAATGCTTCCCGTTGATCGTGCCTTCCTTCCGATACGTTTCCAGCATCGAAAGTACCCGCTTCATGATCGCGGTCTCGTCCCCGTTAATGGCCAGATTGAACATCGGGGCAGCGCGCATGAACATCTCATGAACGAACGACATGGCCCAGCGCATCAGGCGGTACGTGACAAGCGGCTTGTCATCCTCGGTCACTGCGTTATAGGCGGCGACGATATGGGCGATCTTGGCGCCATGGGCTGCGATACGGATACGCGCATCACTGTCGAAGTCGTTATAGCTGCGAATCCCACGATACACGTTGTTTGCATGCTTGAACAATTCCAGCGCCTCGGGCTCGCATTGCAGCTCGATGAAGCGCGGCAGCTCGAACCCGTCATCTTCGGTTTCCGATGGTCTGTTGGATGCAAGGTAGGCGTGTGCCAAATGGTAGATATGACGCTCAACCGTCCCGGGCTCTACGTAATCATCCGACACGGTATCCGACGGCCCGCGCTGCTCAATGATGGGCAAGATACGAGACAGAAGGCCGCTACCCGACACGCCCTTGTTACAGACAAACTGCACAAATGGTCCGATCTGCGTATCCGCGACAAGCGAGAACGTATAGTGACGGGGGAACGGTACTTTTTGCCGGCCGCGCACTGGGGTAAAGCGCGTGATGTCGTTTGAAAAAGCATCAAACCGCGAACGCATGATGTCGTGGAACGTTTCGGCCGCGTACTTGTCCGACATTTCAGCCGACAGGAAAAACTTGCTCTGATCCTCGACAAACACGCACGAAGACGGTGCGCCCACTGCAAAGGGGTGAATCTGCGTCATTGCGATAGGACAAGTGCTGATGAACGGAACGTCCTGCCCCTTGATCTCTTTTGCCAGCTCCTGCCCAACAATGCGCATGTAAGGGGTGAACGACGCCGATTTGCCCACACCCGGCGCGCCGACAATCGAAACATAGAGACTGCCCACCTGCCGATGATCGAACGCACGCCCAGACGTGTAGCGTCGCCCCAGCAGACCCGAAGCAACCCCCAGCATGGCGCCAATCAGATACGAAAGGCGGATTGGCGCACCGTCGGCCGTGATCCGCTGGGACATTTCCGTAATGGCCCGGCCGAACGGGGTATCTGCGATGTCGGCATAGAGATCGATGCCCGACAGGCGCGCAGCGCCGGTAAATAGTTCCTCTTGTTCGGCCTCGTAATCCTGAACCTCGGGCAAAGTCTCGGGCTTCGCTTCGACAGGCAATGCCTCTACGGCTTGAATAGCGGGCTCTGGCGGCGTTTTCTCTTCCGCTGGGGTATCTCCCCCTTTCTCTTCTTCCAAAACGAAGGAGGGCACAAATAGCTCACCGTATGGCTCGTATGCCTCGCTCTGCTGCATCATGGCCTCAGCGTCATAGTGCCGCTGCTCAATCGTCATGCAGTTGCCGATGTTATGAACCGTCATCAGCGTCTTGGCGCGGTCATTGAAAACATGGGGGAAGCGGGCCATGGCCACGCGAACGGTTTGCGCAACATTCCCACTGATCGACAGAATGTCGCGGATGACGTGGGCGCGGGCAGCGCCGACAGACCCATAGAACACTCCGATTTCATCAGCATTGAACGCGGCAATGTCGTTCGTCCAGTCCGGCAGCCGCTTGATTACATCCTCGTCGCTCGAATCCTGCGGCGCGTCCAGCAGCGCATAGTTGACTCGATCTCGTTCCGTCGGGTTGGCGCCGAGGAAGTTTGCAACCATCGACAGAGAACCCATTCCAATCGGGAAGGTCGAATAGTCGATACTGTCCATCACGTACCCGTCGCCCGTCACAACGACAAATCCGGACGTGTAGTAATTGATCGACGGATGATCGACCACATCCAGACCGCGCACGGCCTCATAGCCCCAGATATGCACGGCCTTGCGGTCCGTCGTGTACTCGGCATAGGTCGGCTCATCAGCCAGCATCTTTGCCACGTCCTCGGGCAGGTTGCCGTCGGCATCCAATTTCACGTCAAGAATGCAGATACCGTCCTCGCGGGTCAGGAACGCTCCGATGCGCAAATTCTTCTGCCGAGATTCCGGCTTGGTCTCGATCCAGTCCAGCAGGTCGGGAAGGCGCGACGCCCAGTCACCCGGCCGGACCATCGAAGGCTTGCCTTCCCGGTCGATGACGTAGGGTTGCTTCGGCTTCATGGTTGTCGTGCGGGTAGCCGACGTGACGGCCCACACCGGGGCATTGGGGTTCAGTGCTTTCGTGATGTTCTCGTAGCTCATTGCTTCTTCCAAAGAGAAGGGGATGCCCAATGGTCCCACAAGACCGGCCGGCTAGTCAAGATCGCTGATGCTTCCCAGCAACCGGCACTGACCGTCTATCCATAGAGAGACGTACCGGCAGCGATGGGCCGTCAGGCCCTTCTGGTAGTCCGGTCTATCTACCAGTGAGAGCGCCTGATCTCGGGCAGCTCTCACCCCGAATAATTCGCGCCGAATTTCCGGATGCTCCCCCAATAATTCCGCCCGAATTTTCCATACCAGCCACCCCGGGTCTAGACCCCTGTAGCCGGCTGGATGAGGGCAATATTTCTACCCCATCCCCCCGGGGGGTGAGCCGACACCCCACCTGCCCACACCCCCGGGACTTTCGGCATTTTTTCTCCGTTTCTCAAACCCCCCTATATAGGGGGTAAGTTGAAAAAAAACCTTTCTATATGAGATCGCTACGAAGAAAAAAAATAGAAATTCGTTTAATAGTTTTTGACATGTTAAATACTGTGTCGCAACTCCCCGGAAACCCGCATGAATCCTAGATTTAACAATTCAACTCACACGATAAAAAAATTAGTCATCTTTTTTCAGAAAAGATTTCAACGTTGCGAAAAATGACAAAAACCCCCGTTTCGGGCCTTAATCGAATTTTAAAATTTCCAAACATGACAAAAAAATTAGTCATCATTTTTGAAAAATTATTTAAATCTTGTGAGACACACGAGAATCATTCTTATCTAGCACGTTGAGGGAAAAAAGATGACTAATTTCCACTCCCTTTTCGTCACGTTACGCAACGTTGAATCCACGTTGAATCCACGTTCAGTAAACGTTCAACTCATGTTGAACTCATGTCTAAAAAAAGATGATTAATTTTTTTTAACAATTTTGTTAGGCTTCGAACTATCTCCGGAGGGGGGCGAAAAAAAAGATGATCAATTTCCAAGCATGTATTTTTTGGGCGGTCGGACGCGCGCCTGCCGCCCGATTTGATCTTGGGTAATCATGTCGTAGTTTTGTAACATACGGAACGCTACGGAATGCTGCTGCTTGACAGGCTACCAGCGATGGCGTTACCATTCGGGCCGTCTCTTTCTATAGGAACATGCCCGTATGTCGTCCCAGACTGTCGCCAGCGTCACTTTCCCTGCCGATGATCCCGGGGCTTACGCTGGCTTTATCGCTGCATTCGATAGACTGAAAAAGCAATCGGATAAGGTATCTGTTGAGAAGTTGACAGACCCACAAAGCGGCCTTGCCGCCGAGTTTGCAGAGACGCCGGACGGGCGAGGAATGGCAGTCGTCTATAGCGCCCGAACGAAAGAGATAACGTTCAAAATTGGCCCGGCATCTCTGATCCGCCGGAATCTCACCCAAACCCCAAACCGTCGAGGTAGACCAAAGAAAATGGAAACCACCACCACCGAAACCACCGCAAACGAAGGGCAGGAATACAAGCCCCCCCGCAAGAAACATGACCCGGAGTTGGGCAGTTTCCGCGTCGTGAACAAAATGGGCACGGATGAATTGATCCGGCTTGTCTACTGGCTTCGAGACAACGCCATTGCCAAACTCGTCGATGCAAAGAACGTCATCCGGGTTCACGTTGACCTGAAAGACAACCCGTTTGGCCTGCCGCGTCACGTCTCGGGGATCATGACGCTCTATTACTCGCGTCGCGGATGGTCGCTGGCTCGTCCGGGCACGGCGCCTAACCGGCAGCCGGTCGAAGAGTTGCAGATGGCCGATATGCCCGCGCACTGGCAGGAAGAAGGCGAGGAAATGAAGGAAGAATTCAAGCGCAAGCGCGGCCGTCCGGCGAAGATGAAGCTCTCGGAAAAAGACCCTCATTTGGTCATGTTCTATAAAGACTTCCCCGAGTTCTATGCGGCCGATGCCCACGACGATACGGCTAAGGTCGAGTGGGAAAAGGCGTGCGAGGCACTCAATTTTGATCCTTCGACGTGGATTCCCCCGTCCGTTGTGTACCGCTATTACCGGCTGGATTGATCCATGGACAAGGCGCAATACCTGCTTTGCAGAGGGCATCGCGCTGATATCGAAGAAGCGCCAGACGGTTCCTTCCGGTACCGCTGGTGCCTCGATGACGGGCGCGAATTCATGGATGAATTCCGGGTCAATGGGTCCGAGAAATCTGCCAAGATGGCCGAGTTTCTGATGCGCGAGTACCCGATACGTGCGCACGATCTCGCCCCGATCTACATGCTTGTCTACGCGGCCAATAAGGAAGTGTGGCACGGCATGGACGCGGCAATCTTGGCTGACAAGGCCATCCCCGCTGCAATCCACGATATCGAGTTTGTAATAAAACCCGATTGAATTCAATCACTTACGCTATGTATTCATGGCATGAATATATGGAGAAATGACAATGACCGACGTTTCAAACACTCTGAATGCACGCAGCGAACGATACGGCACGTTCTCTGTGCAGGCCGCCATCTCCCAAACCCTGAAAAACTTCATGCGGCAATCGCCTAATTGGGACAGTCTTGACCCGGACATGGCCGAGGCGCTGGACATGATCCAGCACAAGGTAGCCCGTATCCTCAATGGAGACCCGCGCTATGCCGATAGTTGGCACGACATCGCCGGCTACGCTGCTCTGGTAGACAAGCGCCTCAACGGAGACAGTGTGTAGCAATACCACAACCGTCTGTCGGTGGTGGTTGCATTCCAGATTTAGGTATGGTGTAATCATCTCCATCGACAGACAGCGCACCGCGCTACACACTTCCCACGGAGTAGAACCATGAACAAGCAACAACGCAAAGTCCGCCTGACCATGATGCTGATGCAAAACAACTACAGCATCAAGGATGCCCAAATCATCAAGGAAGACGTTCGGACCATCGACTACGGCTTTGCCATCGGCGTCGGCCGTGTGTCGATTGATCGCGAGATCATGAACGAGTTTGCCGGCGATCTCGAATGCGTGGACGGCGCCCACAATTGCGGCTTCTACGAAGACAAGGGCAATACGTACTTTGTCGTCATGAAAGACGCCAAATAATTATCACCGGCCCGTCGGAAGGCGGGCCAACATCCTACAGAAATATGAACATCCAACGACACTATTCAATCGTCCGCATCTTCGACGGCAAAGACGTTCAGGAAGAACGCAAATTTCCGAACGAACGCAAAGCATCGCAAGCATTCGGACGGCTCATGGCGGAAGTCTTCACGGAGAATCCGGCCATCGTGGCGTCCAGCAAGCCCGGTGCAAAGATCGTCAATCACGGCCGTCTCTGGGGGCTGCTCGTCAATTCCCCCGTTCATCAATCCCTGCATATCGACAATAAATCCCTCGTCTTTGCCGGGTTCCTTCAGTACATCATGGACAATCACCAATGAATTTCCAAATTGATCCCACTGTCAAATCAAATAACATCTGCGAGAAGATCGTAGGCGCTCGTTCTGTATTCGCCCGAATGGTTCTTGATCGATATAACGATGGCTTGTCGATAAAGCAATTGAGCGAAGAATTCGGTGTGCATGAATGCACGATCTATGAATTGCTCAATAAAGCGGAGAAAGAAACAGGAATCAAGAGACAGGAACGCGCAAATACAAAAAGGCGAATGTCTCAGGATCAGTTGGAAATGGCCGCCTACCTCCTTAATCACGGATGGTCGATTACACAAACAGCCAAAAAGGTAGGTGTCTATTACAGTGCAATCCACAGCAGAACTAGGACAGGCTCTCTTCCTCCATCAAGCAATTGCAGCTCAATCTTTAAAAGCAAAGAATTGACAATCAAAAAATTGGAAGAGCGCATCACCCGCATGGAACGGATGGCAACGTATGGAATCTACTGATTTTGCACAAGAGATCATCGACACCATTAACAAGCGCCGCGATGCTGGGATGTCACTGAATGAGGCGCTCGACGGTACCGGCGTCAATCGTGACACTTACTACAAAGCGATGCGCAGTCCCGGAACGGCAAAGCGCAAGCTTGAGAGTATCCAGAAGCTCAAATACGTTGACCATTGCTATACACAGCGCGGGATGGGCACGGATGAGATTGCTACGCTTCTCGGCGTAACCCGAGGGCAGGTCAACAAATGCCTGCGAAAGCTCGGGATTGAACATAAGCCACGAGAGCGTAAGCGCAAAATCTCCCCGGAACGTGCTGCCGCCGAGGACAGAGAGCGGAACATGCTTGAACGCATGATTAACGTGGAAATGCGTACCCTTACTGAGATTTCGCAAGAAACCGGGCTTTCTACCAGTGTGATCAAAACTCGTATCAAGCGATACGGCATTGTTCGCGGAGAGAAAGCGCGTAAACGGCTCAAAAAAGGCGATACTGCCGACAGCAACCCGCTACGGCAAATCATCGTCAAGGAATGGAAGCCGATCAAGATGGAACAACGCCAATGGTTCACACTGTAAACATTGTCCCTGCATCCCTTGTAGCGGAGTTGCTCGGCTGCACGCGCGGCAATCTCTCGAAACTCGTTAAACAGGGTGTACTGAAAACGCCTCTACTAAAGAACGGCGCCCAGTATTGGCCGAGGGATGAAGTGATGGCCGCCAAGGAAACCTATCGAAACCGGAAAGCCGACCGAAGCCCGCGAAAGGCCGCCACACTGACGGCCAGTTTCGAGAACTACGCGGCGTCCCTTTAAGGCGAGTTCTCGCGGATGGAACCGGACGCCTTGATCGTCCCTTGCACGGCAATAGCCCCAACGACGTTCATCGTGCCAGAGACAACCGCGCCACTTCCGCCAGAGATCGCCGCGCCACCATTAACCGTTAACGCCCCGGAGACCGACAACGCACCATTGCACGTCGTCGCCGGGGCATCGATCATCACGCTTTGACTCTTGATAGTCGCACTCTCGCTGGCCGTGACGTGCGCAACCTTCGTAACTACCTTGACGGTTTCACTTCCAGTAATCGTCACCGTCCCCGGCGTCTCGATGACGATGGCATCGTCAGCCTTTAGCCTGATGTTCTTGTGATGCCATGCCCGCCAATCGACACTGTTTCCAACCTGCGGATTCCGGAACCCCACCACAAGCGGATAGCGGGAATCCCCGCCGATAAATTGCATCCAGACATGATCGCCCGGGACGATCTCGATCTCGGTGGCCAGCCCCGAGGCAATCGGGGTGGCCCTGTCGCCAAGCGAATACATCAGCTCAGCCGGGACCGGCGTATCAGCAAGCCCCGGAATCGTTACGGTAACTAACCGCTTGCCCTTGTCATAGCTCGCCACTACGCCCGGGAAAAATCCGCTCATTCGATACTCCCTAACCAAAGCTTCGTGTAACCATCAATCGGGACGTGCGCGGCCGTAACGACGATGAGTTTTTCCCCGTTCACGTCCACGATATCCCCGGCGTCTATGTTCATGTCCAGCATGATCTTTGCTATCCGCCGCTGGATGATCGTCTGCTGCATCAGGCGCACGGAACGCGCATCGTGATGCGGGATGAAATAGACCGGAGACGGGACACTACGCGCAACCTGCACAACGTTCCGGCTCTCATCCATTGAGACGTATTGCGGCATCTCGTTGCGCGCTACGAACGTCATTTCATCGTCCGCCCCTTGGATATCTGGCAGAAACCGGACCGGCTTTTGCGCGACGATTTCCGGATAGGTTAGGGCCTGAATCTTTCCCTTCTTCCAGCGCACGATTGCTCCGGCTTCTTGCAATACCCGGTTGATCATCGGGGTAGGAAGGTCGCCACGGAGTAACGCGAAGCGTTGCCCCATGACGCTACCAAAGACGTTAGCTTCGGCGCCAGAGAGCCGATAGCAGTCCTGAATCGTGGGCTTCTCTTTGAACACGTTCCGGGCCATTGGAAGGGCGATGCTCTTTGTGCCTTTCATCAGGCACGTGATCGAGTAGCCGCCCGTGTCCTTGTCGCCTTGCTGCACTAACCCAGACGCTAGGCGGCTTTTGACGATCTCAAACTCGTATTTCCCCACCGATACCGTGCGCCCCTCTTCCATCCACTTTTCCACGCCATCCAAGGCGCGAATGTCGGCCTCCATCGTGATCGGAATGGGGCTACTGTCGCTGCGAATCACCAGAGACACAACGACAGTATTTTGCAGGGTTCTTCCGTTCTCAATCGTGATCATGGGCGCGGAATCACTTGAATTTGCATCGGGCAAAGGAACCCGTGACGATCAATGCCATATGGTTCCGGAATTTGCAGCGAGATCGGGCCTTGCATGAAGCTCTTACGCGGAAGCCCATCGAGATACCGCTCGATATCTTGGGAAATCTCGCTGTTTGTACGGCGCTCAATGTCACCGCCAAACTGCTTCATCGCGTCGATATAGACCGATTCCTCTTTCTCGACATAGAGAAGGAAAAGCGGTTCAATCAGCCCCCATTCCGACGGCGTGATATCCGTCGATTCGTTCAGGAACTGATCCGACGCTTGGAAGTTTTGCGATTTCAGGGGCGCATGGGATGCGTATGTTTCTGCCGCACGGATTGCGCAACCCAGAATGATCGGCTCTTCCAGAAGGTTCCCGACGGGCCGGAAATTTCTGGCCCACCGCGTAACGAGATCACTGATACGCATCCCCTACCCCTTAAATGCGGTCGGTTTGGCCGAAGTAGTGGTAGAACAGCGTGCCACTAATGGTCATCACTTGCGCGCGGTTTTCCCAGTCTCGGTCCGTAGCATCCAGCACGAGGAAGCAATCTTTAAGATGCTTACGGCTAGTCCATTTCTGGGGTGTGCCCTCGTAAATCTTGGCGTTGAACTTGCCGCCTTGCGCCGTGATGGCATCAAGCATCCGGTCAACGTCACCGGCCACCGTTTCAAGGAACGTCACCTGCCCCTGAAGGGCGATTTTCAGTTGCTGGGGCTGGAATGCCGAACCGCCAGTAGGGGTCGGAATCTCGATCTCGCCAGCAGACGACAGCTCGGGCCACGGCGCCTGTTTGCACAGAAGCCACATGTTTTCATGCCCGTCGATCTCAAAAGCCATGTCCGAATTAATCGATTTCTCGCCCATGGCCGCGACGCTCTGGTAAAGCGTCTTCATGTATGCGCCAGTAGATACAGTCATACGAATTGTTCCTTTTTGCAAAAAGAATGTACCCAAGCGGGTACGGAGACCATTCTAAAGCTTGACCTTTGGCCGGAGGTCGCCTATCATCACGCCATGACACACAAACTCGAATTTGACGAACCTTCCCACACGTACCGCCTGAACGGCATACCCGTTCCATCAGTGACAACGATTCTCAAGCCCCTGTCCGGTCTGGACAAGGTTCCGCGCCCCATTCTGGAAAAGGCCGTCGCCTATGGCACGGCCGTCCACTATGCGACGGAACTATATGACCGGGCAGAACTGGATGAGGCGTCGCTGCCAGATGAGTTCCGGAACGCCATCGAGGCATACAAGGGGTTTCTGTTTGAACATGCCCCAGAATGGCTGGCCATCGAGTGCCGAACGTTTCATCCTGCCCTCATGTACGCGGGCACGGTTGACCGCGTGTGCAGAATCGATGGGAAAACCTACGTTCTGGACCTTAAAACAACGTTCAAACTGAACCCGGCCGTATCTGCCCAGCTCGCGGCGTATGCGAAAACCCCACTCATTGCCGCGCACGGCATTGATGGAATCCTGTCCCTCAAACTCCCAAAATCCGATGAACCACCGACCTACACCCTAGAAACCCATGACCTCGCCGAAGGCTGGACCACCTTCCTGTCATGCCTTCAGCTTCGCAATTTCTGCATGAAACACAACCTCAAAGGAACCCCTTTCCATGATTGATATCACCCCCATCGAAAAGGACGCGCTGACGTACAAAGCCCGTTCGGAAGCCTACGAAATCACCGACGATCTGTCTTTCGACGCTGCCAACGAAGACCTTAAGGCCATCAAGGCCAAATACAAAGAGATTGAGGCAAAGCGCGTCGCCATCACGAAGCCACAAAACGACGCCATCAAGCAAGTTAACGCTCTCTTTAAGCCGCCGCTGCAATACCTGAAGGATGCTGAGGACTTGCTGAAGTCCCGCATTCTCGTCTACCAGACCCAGAAGGAAAGAGAGCGCGCCATCGCTCAAGCCGAGGCGGCCAAAAAGGTCGAGGAAGAAAAGGCACGGCTGGCTGCCGAGGCAGAGAAACTGAAAGCTTCCGAATCCTTGGAAAATCAGGTCCAAGCCATGATCATGGAATCACAAGCCAAGACGCTGGCGGTCGCGGAAGCTCCGAAGATTGGCGATGACAAGATTTCCATCAAGACACGGAAAGACGTGGCCGTGACCGATCTGAAGGCGTTCCTGAAGGCCATCATCGACGGGCACACCCCCGAGAATGCCATCACGGTTAACATGGCGGTTGTTCGGGCAGCGTGGAAGGCGGGCCATCCGTTCATTGGCTGCTCTGAAATCGAAGAAAAATCCGTCGCAGTTCGTTCTTGAAAAGGAAAATCACCCATGAATATCGTCATTCTTAACGGCCGTCTTGGCAAAGACCCTGAAGAATTTTCCGCTGGCGTGCGCTTCTCAGTGGCAACCATCGAACACTTTAACGGGGAAGAGAAAACCCAGTGGCACAACGTTACCGCGTTCGGCAAGACCGGGGAATTTGTGCAAAAATACTTCAGCAGGGGCAAGGCCATCAACATTCAAGGCCGTATTGAATACTTCAAAAAGGACGAAGATTCCCCCACTTATACAAACATCATCGCGGAACGTGTGATGTTCCCAGTTGGCGACGGCAAGAAAGGCGAGGGCGAGGGTGAAGACAGCAAAGCATCGGCGCCGCCCAAACCCAAAAAGACGCCAAAATTCGATGACGATGATGACATCCCGTTCTAAACGATAGAATAGAGCCCGTTGTTAACAACAGCGGGCTTTTTTTATGGAAACAATCGACAAAATTAAAGAATTGATCGCCAGCCTTCAGGCCGAGATTGACGAATGGGAAACCGAGGGCAGCCTCGATGATGCCCGGGAAGTCCCTCCCCCCGACAAGCGTTCCGAGGAAGAGAAAGCCGAAGACACCGAACGGGAAATGAACAAGGGCGATTCCGAAGACAAGGAAGCCGCCGAATCCCCGCAAGAAAAGGCCGCCGAGGCTGCCGAAGAGAAGGCTGAAGGTGAGGGCAAGGGCGACAAGAAAGAATCGCCTGACAAGCCCGAAAAGCCCGCTCTGGATAGCGCCGCTCCCAAGGAAGATGCCGTGGGCGAATTCAAGCGCGATGCCTTCCAAGTGAAGATGATCAGCCGAATCGAGGCCACCGAACAGGCAGCGCGACAGGCAGCGCGCAAATGAACAAAGGGGGCGAAAGCCCCCTTTCTTCTATCGGAACAGAACGTTTAGCGCGCTTGGCTTGTTACTCGAATTGTCGCGCTGGCCGATCAGCAGGTAGAACACGTCAAACAGACGATAGTCGCCCGAGTTTGCGCCCTCTGGGGCAACCCTGATGCGTAGCGCGGGCCTTCCACCGAATTCCGGCGCCCCCGCAACCTCTCCACCGTAGTTATGGCCATCCCCATACGATCCGGTAACGAACGTATAGACCTCACCGGCGAACGGGTAGGTATTCATATTCAGTTGGCTGCCACAAATCGAAACGAGACGGGTATTTGTGCCGCCACTGAATGAACCGAAGCGCGGCGCCGTGCTGGCCCTTCCAACAACCGCGCACCATTCCCGGCCTAGCGGGATGACGTATTGGAACGGGGCATTTCCGCCTACGCGCTGATTGAAGACAACCCCGAGGATGCTACCCATTGCGTCACGGAAGGCCCGCACGGCCTGTCTGGCCCACCATCGCGTCGCCAAATAACCGTCCTCGCCGTGCGCTTGAGCAAGCGGAGAGCCGGCAAAACCGCTGGACCCGATGCCGTGGACACTCCCTTGCCGTGTTGGCAGACGATAGAAGAGCGGATGATGACGATAGGTGGACCCGTATTGCTTGTTCCATGCGGGCAGGTTCGATCCGTCGCCATCGTATTGCTTGCTTGCCCCGACAAGCATCGTCGCAAGCCACTCGCTGCTGATCGTCGCATACCCAGACGGGCCGACGCCATTGGCCCAAGGCTTGATATCCCCGCCAGCAGGGTTCCGGAAGTTGAAATTCTGCCAAGCAATCGGCGCCTCGTTTGCGTGGCCGGCAATAGGAACGCCGACATGAATTGAATTAACGATAGGGTTCGTTTTCCCGTTCAGTTGCTGAAGGTCAAACAGAAGATTCGTTACCGGAGAAATTCCCTTCAAGTCATCAATGGCGCGCTCGATCTCGGCTGATTTCAGCTTGAAATTGATATCGACCGATTCCAGCCGCCGGTTGAATTCATACCCGGTGAAGTCCATCCCGGACGCGATCTTCTCGATTGGGGTAGGTATGGATGCGTTAATCATCGGCGGCAAATCCCTATGACCATCCAAGATGCAATCTTGTCACCACGAATCGGGGCGTCAATCCAGCGCATGCGGAAGTTGCGACCGATAGCCTCACCGCCCAAGAATTTGGCCTCACTGCCCACCTGCGGCGTCATGTACGCGGCGAACCATTCCGGGTCATACTTGTTGTACATATCGTTCAGGCCCGGGCCAATCTCCCAAGACGCATGCCCGTTGTGGTCACTGTAGGTCGCCTTGCCAATCCCGATGATGAATCGGGCGCCGGGAATACCCATGACGATGAAACGCTGCCCACCAACCGCGTATGTCTGGACGAATCGCTCGGAAATCTTGCGCATCATGCGCTTGATGAAGCCTTGAGAGACTAGGGCAAACTGATTTGAATTGTTGTCTACCTCGGTTTCAGCTTCGTTGGCCCAATCCTGCACACCGACAAGATGAGGAATCCCGGTCATGTACGGGTTGCCGTTCGTGAGCAATTCCGGAACATCCCCGGCCGTAATGTACACGTTCCCCGTCTTGCCATTGATCGAGTTAACTACGGTATTCCCGATGCGCGTCTTTAGAGCGTTAAATTCGGATTGAATGCGCGTAATACGTGCAGCCGCGTTCGCGTCGGCACCTCGGGCATCACGCAATTCCTTGTCCAGTTGATCCAGAATGCGCTTGATGGCTTCCATGTTCTCATCAATTTGCCGGTACCCCTTATTCCAGAGTTCCGGCTCGGCATCGACCTCTGTAGTCGGAAGCTTCGAGATCGAAGGATGCGGAATGTTGAAGACTGCCATACTTAGTTATCCTTGCCGTTAGATGCCGCGTACTTATTCGAGACAGCGCGAAGGCTTGCCGAGGACGTGAACCCGAACGCCACCACCTTGCAGAATGTTCCGTTCTTCCTGATCTCGTCTGCCGCGCCGGGGAAGTCCAGCGTAATGTTCTCGTTGTTAGCGAAGCTTCCAGCGACGGCGCCGAAGTTTTTCGACACGGCCGGCGTCGGCATCACACCGAACGGCTCATCCACGTGGATCGGCAGTGGAACGTTGATAGCGTGGCCGCCACCACGCGGGAATGTCGCGGTCCCGAAGATCATGATGAAAAAGTTCATCAGCGGGAAGCAAATGAACGACAATCCACCGTTTGCGTGGCCGATATTGTGAACGCATCCGAGGCGCCGAAGCATCGAGAAGTTCGGGACTGAAGTCGGGCCGAATTCCGAACCCTCAAGCTTCAATTGGCGCAAGATCGAATCAATGTCCGTCCCCCAGTGAGACTGGCCAGCGAACATGGTTTTAGCAAACGACACAGGCGACACGATGGCCTGTGTTTCATTCGAGATACGCGAGAGCATCCCGGAACGCGCTTCGTCCACACGGTCAGCTACCCATTTGGTAGTCGGAACGCGCTGGCTTCGGTCGAAGTTGTTAGGGTGAACAATCGAGAAGAAGCCGTTTGCGTGAATGTAGTCATTCTTCGCCGCTGCGGTCGAATCAGCAAAGATGCTACTGCTTTTCGTCACAAACCCCTGATTGATTTCCCGGGTTAGCTGCGAAAAATTGTAGTTAATGTCCCGATAGGTCGCGTTCCAAAGTTCAGGCGTCGCGTAGGGGTCATTCGATGGAATTTCTTCAATCGTTTTGAGAGTGACGGCCATAGTGTTTCCTCATTCGGCTATGGCCGTCATGATACGTCACTCCCCTTCGTATGAAACGGTCAGCTTGACGTTTTGTGCGCTGAAAGCTTCCGTACTATTCAGACTGATGCGATAGGCCGTGCCAGCCTCGCACTTGGCGAGGAATGACAGAAAGCCACTCTTGCCGCTCATTTTGGTCTGGCGCACGGTCGAAACCCCCACCACGGCCGGGAATTTGGACACGCCATTGTTAAGGTAGACGCCTTTTGTAAAGGTAGTCCCGTCGTTCTTGGCAAAGGAATCCACCTCGATCCGATACCAGCCCGTTTGTGGAACGGTAATCGTCATTTGAGCGGCAAACTGCACGCGCTTGGTGGCGTGCGTATGCTCTGCATCCCCGTCCATCGAGGCGCCGCTACCACCGTCCACAACGATATTCAGCGCGCCGTACATCTGGGATGAGACGATGGCTTCATTCTTGGCAGGTTCTGCCTCAGAGTGACCACCGCCGGTCGAAAGACCATCCAGCTTGACCTTATCGGCCGCCGACATCATCCCGGCCGTGGTCGTGGTGGCTACTGCTTTCAGGGCCTCAATGCTTTGCGTGATGGCTTGCTTTTCAGTCGTGAGCGCCGATTCAGTAACGACGCGCGAACCGTTAGCCGTCACGGTACCGTTGAGCGTCGGGTTCAGGAACGTGCGGTTATCAAAACTCAGGTTCACGTCTCCAGTCTGCCCGTTGACCGAAGTAACGAAACCGCTACCGCCGCCGCCACCGCCGGCACGTGCGCTCAGTTCGTTGAAGTTGTCTTGAATGATCTTCAGGCGATCATTCAGCGGCTCGGTGCTGCCCAGCAGGCAGGCCGAGTTAAGAATAGGCTGCAATTGCTTCATTTCATTTTCTCCATGGAAACCCCGGGTTTCCCCGGGGCGTGTGCATTATCTCAGGTCATATCAGGCAGCGGGATTCGCGTTCTGCGGAATTCGCCAACCGTGATAGCGCGGCTTGCGCGGGAAACGTCCGGCTTGAGCGAGCCATCGTCAAGGCGGAGCGAGCAATGGTAGAACCGTTGCCAATCTCGGCTAAGGCGCGTCGTAGCCGACAGACCAAAGCCCGGATACCACGCAAGGATCTTGCTATCGTTGTACCACTTCCAGTCGCCGCCCATCTGGAAGGCTGCCCTTGCGCCAGCAGGCGAGTTAGGCGAGATACGTGCCTCGGCCGTGACCAGAACAGCGCGAATCTTCCCGCGTGCATAGGCCCGCTTCATGTCAATGTCGCCGGCACCACCGTGATAAATACCCGTCGCATCAGTGTTACCGACAGGAATCAGCACACGGCTATGTCCGTCGACCACCTGTCGCGGGATTTGGCTTCCGTCGCCACCGCCCATCGACCAGTTAAATTTATCGGCCCAACCAACAGTGTCTGATTTGTGGAACAGCCACCAATCGTTACTGCCCTCATACAGGAAGAACGTACACATGTTGCGCAGGTCCATGAACATCTGACCGTGCTTGGCCGTGTTGCCACTATCTTCCATGCCGACCGTCCAGTTTTGGAACGTATCAAACGGGGTCCACTTCTTCTCGTTAAGAAGACCATGATTTATGATAGGTTTACCGCCACCTCTATTCCACCAATCGTCCGAGGGTTCCCACGTAATTTGGTTGCCTTGAACAATTGCAGCAGACCGGAACTGACCATCACCACCGTTCGTGCCGTTTCTCACCCAGCCAGTCGGCGCTGCATCGTTGTACCCAGTTGCAAGCCTGATGACGCGCTCTTTCTCGCGGTCAGACATGTAGCTGGATGGCGTCTGTGTCGGCGGTGCAGGCGGTTGTGCCGGAGGCGGATTAGGCGCGGGCGGTGTCGGAGGCGGTGCGGGCGGCTTCGGAATCGGCGCCGGCGTCTCTTGAGCATTCGCATCCTCAATGTAGTGCAGCGTCACGCCTCGCCAGTTCACGTCGTTCCGGTTGCCGTTCGGGGATTGATGCGCGTGATAGTTCAGCGGAATCCAGTTGCCCGAATTGTTCGTGTACCGCGCTTCACCGTCGATATAGGACACCGGCATTTCCAGACCGCGCCCACCGCCTTCCGTGCCGCGTCGCCGGCCGTTAGTCTGGCCTGCAAAGCGCCACGATCCACGCGGAGCCGTGAAATCAACCGCAATCCACTGTCCGGCCGCCAGAACGATATCTGACGTAAACGGAATGTCGTACCACTCAATGACGGCAAAGTTTGCACGGATACCGCTAATGCGTTGCGAGGCCGGGCGTGCGTTCGCCGTGAGCGTATGCGTCCACAACGTTCCGTTTTCCTCATTCGACAGACCGTCACCGATAAGCCGCTTGATGGAAATCGTCAGTTGGTCGTTACCGTTGATGTTCTCAGCCACCAGCGACATGCCCTTGAGCGTCATTTTCTTGCTGATAAACATGGCCTCGCGGATGTTCCGCGTCTGGCTGCCGGCGTTCGATTGACCAAGGATGATCGCCCGGGAATTAGGCGCACCAGATTCCAGCACCATGTAGCCATATTCTTTGCCAGCCGTATCAGTAAGCCGCATCATCGGAACCGTAACCATCTCGGCGCCGTTCGTGGACGCCGGGTTCGTGGAATCGATCCACGTGGCGCCACTATTGGAAGACCATTTGGTACCCCATTCCCGAGGCGGCACCCACCGTGTCGGAGAGTAGCGCGCATTAGCGCCAACCTGCACACAGTTGATGGAATAGAAGTTTCCCACCGTACTGTCATCGTTCCTGAACGTGACGTGATAAATCTTGCCAGCGGTCAGCGGGCGGGCATCGCGCACAACGTCCTCGTACATGGCGTCGCGGCTATGATCGAGTGAGCGAAGGTCTCGCGTGAAGTTGCCATACTGCGTCCCGGCACGATTCGGGTTGCCGTTGCCGTCATCGTCATAGATGGTTGCTCGCAGGATGCCAGCAGAACCACCGTGATAGCCGCTCGCAGCACCATACGGCACGTAGTACCAAATACGTGCAAGCGCGGCAGACGATTCGGCCTTGAATCGGCACGTCATCGCATAGTTGTTAGCGCCGGTTCTGTATCCAACCGTAAGGTTCCGAAGCGATTCGATGATGAATCGGCCCGGACCCCAGACGTTCGCCATCTCGGTCTTATCGAAGCCCTTCCACTCACGCGCAACGACAGGCGGTTGAGGTTGAGGCGTCGGGGGTTGAGGCTGCGGTGTAGATGGCTGCGGGTTCGGCGTCGGCGGTGTCACTACATGGGGTTCCTCGGCGGTCACGCCCGGAACGATTCTGCCAAAGAGGCCTTCAGGCATCGCCAGCATGTAAGTTTCCGTCGCTTTCCAGTCCACGACGTTCATCGTCGATTGGAACATGATCCGCGTCATCTCGCGGTTGACAGTCGCTTGCGGCTCAGTCCAGTAAGCATCATCGCCCCAGAACGTGCGCCGAACGGAATCAGCCCAAGCAAGCGGGATCATCTTGCCATTCTGCTTCAGTTCCATGGCAAAAATCTTGCGGTGGAACCATTGCATGGCCGGCTTATTGCGCTGCTCGTTGTCGTGATTGTCCAGATAATCGTTATAGAACGAAACGACACACCATCCGGGCACGCGGGAGTTTCGGCAACTAACGTGATATGCGGTGGCCGTACTCTGCCCGTACAAACTCATGAAGTTTGTCTCTTCGCCAGTCTCAAGGTTGACCATGAACAGGCGCGAATTACCGGTGTAATTCCCGGAAACGTACACGTCCTGCCCGTTCTCAAGCTGGCCGAGGTCGCTATGTTCCGACGCCGTGTTGATGATGATGTACGGCAACCCGCTCTTGCTGGCAGGGTGAACATCCTTCATGTTCCGCGTGTATGCGCGAGTGTCCCAGCCCGGCTGATATGCCCATGAAATAGTCGCGTACTTGCCCGACGGAGACATGGAAGAATGGTCCGGCATATGGTTCTCGGGAATGTCGATCTTCCCGATGATCTTGTGCTCCACGCGGTCATAGACCACGGCGCCCAGCGGGATGAAGCCCTTTTTCTGGACGATCCAGCACCAATAGCGGCAATCCAGCGACGGCGCGCCCTCAGACTTGCTCCAGCAGTTGAATGCTTCGGGCCAAATAGCCGTCAGCAGCGGGCCGATTTCAGTCGTTCTGATCTCGGCGCCGGTACGGGCATTGCGCTCGATCAGCTTCATGCCGACGCCGTTTTGCGGCACGTGGAAGAGAACGTCCGGCTTGTTCGGATGCCAGACGGGTTCCGCATCGCCGCCCATTTGCGCGGGCATTGTGGCGATAAGCTTGAGCGTCCGGTTGTCATAGGTCTGCCAGTAACCATCGCTCGTCGTCATGATGAACATGGTGTTATCACAGTTCCATGCTTGACGGCGCGAATAGTCCGAACGCACGCGACGCTGCCCCTTTGACCATGCCACAACGTTATCGGTCACGCGGGCAATAGGCGTGTTGTAGGTCGGCGCGTGAATGGCCGTGCGCAGCGGGAAAACAGGCGGCTCAGGAACTTCGACCTTGTTCCGGTTGCTGCTGACAGTGAGACCCTCGGCCAAGATTGCTTTGAACACATCGTCATCGGTCGGGCTGGCAGGCGGTTGCAGCGGTTGAGTTTGACCACCACCACCGGGCGTCGCATACAGTTCGCTATGAGGCACCACATTCCCATTCCTGTAAACGATAGGAATGGGCAGAACGCCATTGGCAATGTCATTAGGCGTCTTGATGCGCAAAACCCCTTCACCTTCATTGCCCCAGTCCGTCACACCAAAGAACGGCAAGTTACGGTCGGCCGTGTAGGCGTAAATGACGCTATCGCCGGGGTTCTCGACCTTGTTCAGAAGCATGGCAACCCGGTTAGGTTGCGTACCTTTCCCGAAGTCGTTATCAATGTCCTTTGCATTGAAGGAACGATGATGCGGGTCCGTGATCTTGTTGGACCACTGATTGTCGATGCACGCGATTGCGCGAGACGCCTTACCGATGCTTCGGTTATTCCAAAACTGGATGTTGTCTACGTCAATACCGGCGTAGAACATGTACTTAGGCGCCTTGTTCTCATCGTTGTCGATGGTCTTGGCAGTGTTGAATTCAAACGTAATGTCACGGCATCCGACATACGCCTGATAGAACGCCTCGCCGTGAGCATAGGCCGAATCAACGATGTTCCATGAGTACCGAACGTCATGCGTGCCGTAGGCGTTGTGGAAGCCAGCGGATTCGTTTTGGTGGACACGGTTCCCTTTGACATTACCGACCGTGCATCCATCCTGCACGGACATACCGCGCATGTTGAAGAGCATTTCATTGCCGTGTACCTCAAAATCACGGACGCCACTAAGCCCAATGCCGTAATAGCCGCCATTGATCCTGTTGCCGCTGATCTCGATATCACGGACCCATGCATCCGGCTCAATCAATCGGCCGTTTTGTGTCCAGTTATCTTTCTGCGTACCCGGAAGATGCCCGGTTACGAAGATTGTATTCTTCCCGTTATCTATCACGGTGGAATGGTTCTGGTATCCAAATTGGCATCCAAGAATCTTGAATCCAGAACAATCAATGCCCGGAACAGATGCCTTGATGCTCAAGCAATGCGCTTGCGCATCCAAGCCTACATAAAAACGGCAGTTCTTTACGGTAACTTTGTTGCTTCCCGTAATGTAGAGCGCCGCCTCGCAATTGGCTTCTTTGTGCGCATGCAGCGTAATCTGCGTGTTTTCGATGACAAGCTCATTCTCAACCCTACGATTGAGAACAAGCATGCCTGCTCTCGCACTATTCCCATGGAAAACGAAATGGCCACCCCGAATGCTGTTAACCGTATTCGGGATGACCAGTTGCTCTTCCATCATGAGAACAGTGTCATAGATACCCAATTGGATATCTGTTTCGGCAGCCATGCGCTGCCGAATTTCTGACGCTGTTATCGTTGCCACTCTTTATCTACGCTCCCCAAGGAATGTAATCATGATGACCACATCCCCAAGGGGTTTACGGGTATTACCCGGGGTTGCCAAGGGGATACGGGCCAGTTTGTTCGGTCCATTGACCGCGCCAATGAATTGTATCCCGGTTCCCATTGCAACCGCGTCAGCCGAAGAGATCGGACCCACCATTCCATCAAAGGAACCCTGCCCATCGTGCAGATAAACCAGCGTGTCAGACTTGGCGGAAGGGATGATCTGGAACAGATACGCACCCTGACGCGGCAGAATGACCAGCAGATTATCTTTCGGATCAAGAGCGGGCCACGAGAAGTCCAGAGACCCTACGTCCGTTCTTTGGTACGTGCCGATTGGCACAAGCGAAGCGCCGTTTTCCCACGCACCAGCCTGCACGTTCGTGTAACGAACGTAGCCGATGAGGCGAGGAATGCCAAGCATCGCTTGGTCAATCGCTTCCGTTCGGGCGTAAAAGGCAACGTCCTGTTTCTTGGCGTAGACCGGCTCAATCGTCGATGTAGTGCTATCTCTGAATGAACGCTCAAATTCAGATTTCTGCATGTACCCCGAAAGATCAGGTGCTGCACCACCACCACCGGCCGGGCGATCTTCGACCGCTTTAACCCGCGTGGTAAGGGCCGTAATCTTTTCGGCTTCAGCCTGAAGGGCCGAGGCTTCAGCTTTCGTCGCCACCGCGCTTTCAACCGCCGAGATACGGCCTTTGATCTCGGTATCGTTGTAGACGGTATCCTTGTCTTCCTTCGATTCCAGCGCAGTGATACGGCCGCGCAGCTCGGTGTCGTTATAGACAGTATCTTTGTCCTCTTTCTTTTCGAGGGCATCGATACGGTTGCGCAGTTCCGAATCGTTGTAGACGCCACCGCCGCCACCGCCGCCGCCAGCTTCCAGCGCAAACACGCGACGTTTCAGGTCCGAATCATCGTATACCGTGTCTTTATCCGGCTTTGCTTCCAGATTCGTAACGCGGGCATCCAGCGCCGAAACGCTGCTATTCGTCGATGCCAGCGCGCTGCTATCGGCCTTGTTTCCAAGGGCAGTTTCAGCGTCGGTCAGACGGAGCTTGATCTCGGCGTCATCATAGGCGGGCTTCGCTTCCAGCGTGGTAAGACGGGCCTTGATGCCACTGTCATCGTAGACCGTATCCTTGTCTTCCTTGCTTTCGAGGGCAGTAACACGGCCGCGCAGGTCGGTATCGTCATACCCGGGCGCTGTCTTCAGCTCTTTGACGGCAGTATCCAGCCCGGAGACTTTGGTTTCAAGGCCGCTGACCTTGCCTTCCACCGTATCAAGCCGGCCCTCTGCCGTCCTGATCTTGCCTTCGGCGGCTTCGATCTTTTGCGCAGCGTCAGAAGCTTTACCTTCGAGGGTAGAGACCTTGCCTTCCGTCTCGCCGGATTTGGCGGTTGCTTGCGAGATTTTAGCGTCAACCTTCGCCACTTCCGTGTCAACGTAGCCCTTAGTCGCGCCATCAGTGGCTGCGTCAGGCAGCGCAACGTTGGTCAGCTTCGCATTCTTCAGGTCGCCGGTGAAAGCTTCCGGAATCTGCCGACCTTCCAGCGTGGATACCTTGCCCGACAGCGTGGAAACCGTCGTCTGGATATCCGTAATGGCCGTGTTAGCCTTATCGGCTTCCGTGCGCGCATCCGTACCGGCTTTCTTGGCGTCAGCAACCGAGGCAATCAGCTCGGACCGGATGCCATCGACATAGCCTTTGTTCGTCGCGTCAAATTCGGTTTCAGGGTTCGCAAGGTTAATGATCTTGCGATTTTCCATGTTGCCGGTGAAAGGCGCACCACCACCACCACCAACACCACCACCGCCAGCCTTCAGCCCGGCAACGTCAGTTTCCAGCGTGGAAACGCGAGAAACGATACCGTCAACCTTGGTAGAAGCGCCCGAGGCGGCCTGCTTGGCTTCCGTGATTTGCGGCGCCAGCTCGTCTTTCAGGTCTTTGGCGTGCTTGCTGGAAACGGTCGCGGCAGCGACACCGACCTTCTTCACCTCAGCGTCAACGTATTTCATCGTTGCCGCGTCTTTCTCGGCGATCGGGTCAGCAAGGTTTGAAATCTTGCCGCCTTTCATATCGCCGGTGAAGGTATCGGCGGGCTTGCTTTCAAGCGCCGTCACTTTGGCAGAGATACCGGACAGTTGCGTATGGGCGGCTTCTGCGCGCTCCATGGCATCCGTGCCGGCTTTCTTCGCTTCCACGATGGTCGGCTCAAGCGCGGATTTAACGCCGTCGGTGTAGCTCTTGGCGGTCTCTACGGCTGCGTCTCGCTGCTGATCGACGTAGGCTTTGTTCGCGCCGTCCGTATCCTCGCTGGGGGCAGCAAGATGCGTGATGGCACGGCCTTTCATATCGCCGGTGAACGCTTCACCAGACGCGACAGGCGCCTTACTTTCCAGCTCGCGCACGCGGCCGGTAAGGTCCGTAGACGTGGTTTCCAGCGCCGAGACACGCCCTTTCAGCGCGCTATCGTCATATACCGTATCTTTATCGGGCTTGTTTTCCAGCGCGGTAACGCGACCGGCAAGCGCGGTATCGTCATAACTCTGCCCAGCGGGACGGCCTTCCAGCGCGGTAACGCGGCGCTTGATCTCGGAATCGTCATAGACGGTATCCTTGTCCGTCTTCGTTTCCAGCGCCTGAATGCGTTGCTTCACGCCTGAATCATCGTACCCGGGCTTATCTTCCAGCGTCTTAACCCGGCGTTTCAGCTCGGTATCGTCGTACACCGTGTCACGATCCTGCCGCGCTTCCAGCGTATCGATACGGCCGCTCAGGTTGCCGATAGTCGATTGGACAGAAGAAACCTCACTCTCGATAGAACGTTTTGCCGAATCGGTGTACTGCTTGGCGACATTGATAGCGGCGTCATGCTTGCTATCGACGTAGGCTTTGTTCGCACCATCGCGGTCGTTCTCAGGCACGGCAAGATTGGTAATCTTTTTGCCGGCCATGTTGCCGTCAAACGAGACCACACCCGGGGTATTGGCGCGACCTTCAAGCGTGGTCATCCGCGTCTTCAGGTCACTAATGCCAGTCGCAGCGGTCGAAGCCTTGTCTTCCAGAGAGCGCACGGCACGATTGGCCTTATCCGCCTCGGCGCGTGCATCGGCGCCGGTTTCCTTGGCCTCGCGGATGGAAGATTCAAGGTTGAATTTTGCCTCTTCCACGCTACGACGGGATTCATCGATAGCGCCTTGCTTGGCAGTATCAACGTAGGCTTTCGTGGCCGCATCGTTGGTGCTTTCAGGGGCGCCAAGATTCGTCACGCGACGGCCGTTCATATCCCCGCTGAATTCCTGCGTCACGCTCAGGCTATCCAGCTTGCGCTTATCGGCAGGCGACATCAGGCCGGCAGTGATGCGCGAAACGCTGATGTTCTCCCGAATCCAGTCGGACAGGCGAACGTTCGCAATGGACGGCTCGGCATCCATGCGCGGATTGGCGCGGCTCACGGCGCCGATATCGTCCGGGGTCAGCGTAACCGTGTTGGTGCGGCCGGTGGCTTCGATACCGTTAATGCGCGTGATGACGCGGCGCGGGTCGGGCAGGTCTGACAGCTTCTTGAAAGAAGTCGAATCCATCAGGCCGTTTTGGTTGTCAGTAACCAGACGGTTATTGAGGTCCGACATGATGGCGTCTTTGATGGCGCCGCGATCCCGGGCCGAGACGCTGTTAACCATTTCTTCGGTGGCAACCTTCTTGCCATCGACGTATGCAGCACGACGGAAATGCGGTTCCTCGATGGGGGCAGCGCCGGGGATATCGTCAACCTCAAGCTGCACGGTCCCAGTCTTTGAGTTGACGGAGACAACAGCACTCTGTGCCCCACCCTCTGGCAGACGGTCCAGCTTCGACTTATCTTCCGGCGACATCAGGCCGGCTTTAAGATTCGTGGCGTTTTCCAGCGAATCCGTGATCTCGGCGCCAGCGCGCACGAAATACTGCTTAACGAATTTGATCGAGGCGGCCCGGTTATCAAAGCGCAGATTGCCGTCGGATGCGTCCAGCGTCGGGACGTTCACCGTGCCAGTAAAGGTCGGATCAACGCGGGTAGCGGCGCCGAGGCTTTCGGCCGTAATCCGAACATTCCCCTTCATGCCGTTGACGGAACGAACGTCAGACGGGGAATTCATCAGTTGCGCGGGGTCCAGCACGTCAAGCTTACGCTTATCGTCAGCCGACATCAGGCCATCGGCAAACGTGGTCGCACGCGCATAACGAACGGGCGGAATGATCTTCCCGTTAACCCATGATTGCGTGGCGATAGGCTCACCGTTCAGGGTGACAACCCCGGTAAGCTCCTCGTTTGGACGGGCGCCGGTCTGGATCGTCACGTCCCCGGTCTGCCCGTTAACGGACGTGACCAGATTATCAAGATTCCCGCCATTCTGGCCAGCCACGGCAGACAGGATTTCAAAGTTCTTGTTGATGAGTTTGAACCGTTCGTTCAGCTCATCTTGAACCGGAAAAACGCTGTTATGGCTGTTTAGCGGTCGAATTTTTTCCATGTTTTACCTCAAAAATTGATGCGCATCGTAATCGAGTAGGTTTCACCGATCTCAATAAACTTTGGCGAAAAGTTTTTGATGGCGATAGCCTGCCCTGTATTGTCGATGATGGCAGCTTCAGAAATAACCTTCTGACTGCCAGTCGCTGCAATGTCTGAAGCGGAGAATTCAGCGCCGACCACGATGGCCATGGGGCCGGCTTTGCTGCGAACGGTTGCGTTCTTCTCGCCTACCTTGTTCCGCACGGCAGTAGACGATGACGATACGTCAATCACTTGCGTGCCAGAGTGACCGCCACTCCCCAGAGCGAGTTTTACGGGCGATGGCACGGACCCACCGTTGAGAACGGCATCGGCCAGTTTGGTGCGGTAGTAATCGGTAATGATGCTGCTGGACATGTTCAGACCTTCTTGATTTCAATGTCAACGTAGTTTCCGCCGAGGCGCGTAGTGCCCGGATTTGTCACACGGAATGCGCGTGATTGATCAGACGTTACCACGGGCGCGGACCATGGATACTGGATTTCCGGATAGAGCGTGGCGACGAACGAAACGTCCACTGACATGAAGTTCTTGTAATACTCGATTGCCTCGGCTTCCCAAAGTTTGAAGTCGATGACAAACCGGGCGGGTAGAATGCGCCGGAACGTCTCCCGCATACGTGAAGCGCGCTGCTCCTTTGCATCCAGAGACAGAGAAACACGAACACGAGAAGAAAGATAAAGATTCGGATTATTCGATACACGATTGTCTTTCCGGTTCTCTTCAATGTAGTCCTTGTTCAGCATGAACGCGCCGGGCAGGCCGCGATTCAGCACTTTTTTTCCGCTCTCGTTCAATTGGATGCGCCACCACCGGAATTCATTCGTGGCCACATCATCAATGGTCGAGGGATACGGGCGCGAGGCGTCAAGCCAGAGTTGAGTTACTTTGGCGTCGCCTCGGTACAGAATGTCAATGTACTTCTTAAGGAACTTCAGTCCGCGCTTGTGCGTGCCTTTCTGGGAGAGCCAGAGACGAAGCAAGTGCCGCAAGCGATTCGGGCTCGATTCAAAGTCCAGCAGCGACAGTCCGTCGCGGAGAACGACGCGCTGCAAATACTCGAAAGAAATTCCTTCCTGATACGGGATGCCGGACATGGCGATATCCTGCACATCCCGCGCTATCTTGTCATCGTAAAGCTTGATCGCAAGCTTACGAATCTGATCTTCAAACCCGTTTTGTTCAAACGAGTTTTGCAGTGGCGACATCTTCATCAGTCTTCACCCCATGCCACGCCGACAAGGCCGGAAGTCTTCGCGTTGATAGTGATATCTTGCTCTCGGACCCACTTATAGATGTTCGGATGATTCGACGCGCCGGCCGGATCATCAACAATCACCTCAATTTCACTACCCGGGGCGCGCAATTCCGGGCATTCGTTCTGAATCATATTCACGATATCCCGGCGACGGATGGCGCGGTTAGCGTAGGCCGGCGATCTGTTTTCAGAACCTGCCCAGTTGCGCCCGTACCGCTTGATGATGGCCTGCTTGGCTTTGGTGCGGATTTGTTCAGCATCGAACGAAGAACCGCACTCGATGTTAACGGTAATGGCAGGGTTGATGCCACACGGATGCCAGAAACGGACGCGGTAGGAATCGTCAGCTTCCTTGATGATCTTCTCAATCTCGTAAAGGAATTGGCTTGCAGGTTGCGCCATTTGGTTTGCCGGAACCTCAGTGAATTGCACGGACGTAGACCGCGCATTCGCATTGTGGCCATACTGATAGCCGGTGCCGTTCGCGTTCAGCGCAGCGACAAACAGGCAGTTAACGTTCTTCACGTCTCGCGTACCAGTCGCCTCTTCGTGCCGCATTTCGTTCCAAATGGACAGGAATTGCAGGTTCGGCATCTTGCGCCGGACCATGGCTTCAAACTCTCCCAGATAGACCGCGCTGGAATCGTAGAGCGCCGGATATTTGGCCAGTTGCGCCTTAGCCTCTTCACTCATCGGGTTGTCGCCCGGGTACGTGATCTCGATGACCTCGAATTCCAGCGTCGCGCCCCGGTCGAACGGGTTTTCCGTAACCATCTTGGTGCCAACGCGGATGCCGTGATCGGCGCCTTTCGTGGTGAATGCGTTCAGCCTTACAACGTCCCCGGCCTTGAGCATCCTGCCGCCAAGCGCATCGTCTCCGAATTGAACGACAAGCCGGCCGGTGGAAGAAACGGTCAGCGTGTATGCCTTATCCCCGGGCTGAAGATTCATGTAGTCCGATTGATGGGACCAGCCTTCATCGTTGACATACACCAGCAATTCTTCTCGATACTCCCCGTCCTCTTCTAACGGCAGTTCGATCTGATAGAACGGTTTTGTTTCCGTGACGGTATGCACAAAGTCGTTATTGTTGTTCCGGCGAGTGTATTGCCCGACATCGACAGTAATCGGGTTGTTCGGCTCGACGTTGTAGGCGCGTCGGTCCATCGTTCGGCACGTCACGCCGTTGTCGCTCACCAATTGAGTGAAAAGGCCAAGATGGACGTTAGCCGTAGGGTGAGGATTCTTGACCCGCACTTTGAACGTGGCCGCCTTCGCGCTCTTCCAGACACCATGAGACGCAAGCCATGCGTCAACCGTGCTTTTCTTGATCCGGTTGAATTGCTCGTCAGTGGATGCCTCGATCTGCTGGGAGAGCATGGAAAGCATCGTTGCGATAGAGCCAATGGCTTGCGTAAGCCGCGGGTCTCCGGCTTGCAGCAGCGGGGATAGCTGGGAATACTTCGATGGATTTGAGCGGATTTCTTGTTCCGCCGCTTTCAAAAAATCCGCTTTCGTGAGCATCGTTACTCCTTAAATACCCTGTCTGTTATGTCCACGGCCTGCCCGGCGCATTCGATGATGATCTGTTGCTGATCCACGCCGTTCCCGACCGCGTAAATGTTCACTGGCAGAGATTTTAGCGGGGGAATGTCTTCCTTAAGCTTCGCAATCAAAGCATCCGCTACGGCCCCATCGCCTAGGGGTAGCTGGAGAAGGTCGGCGGCGTGGCAGCCATACGAACTACCCAGATACCCGTAGGCCGGGGTTGTGATCCAATGACGGATCATTGCCCCGACATCCATTATTTCTTACCTCCCGTCGCAACGTGCGCGATGTTCCGGTCTTTGACATCCTGCCCGACATCCTTCGTTGCCGGCGCATTCTTCACGTTGACATTGAGCTGATCCCGAAGTGTCGGGGCTGCGCTGACGCTTGCAGCCATCGGAACGTTCACTTTCGACAGTAACGCTTGCTGCTCAAGCGATGCACGCGCAAGCGTACCTGCACGCACGGACGCGCTCGACGATGAGAAAAGCATATCGTTTTTGGCGATCTTGTATCCCTGAATCGCCCGGATGATTTGTTCATCCGACAGATTCGCGCTCAGACCACCCGTAGCCGTCTCGAACATCTTCATGGCGCGCTCAGGCCCGAATTGCACGGCAGTGGACCACATTGCATCCCCCAGCCCCTCGCTTCGCTTGCTCATATCGATGCCCTTCGAGGCAAAGTATTTGCGCATCGGCTCGTAGTATTTGGCCATCACGAAAGCGTGCTGATCCGCCTTGAATCCGGCCGGGTCACGCCCCGCCACTCTGGCCCATGCCGCATCGAATGCAGCCGTCCCAGCTTTAAGCCCCTTGAATTCTGATGCGTATTTGCTTTGCGCAGCATAAGCATCCGCTACGCCCATCGTGGAAGAAAACTGGTACGCCCCATAACTACGGCCGCCAAAATCACCCCGGCCCGTAGAAATGGTTCCTGCCTTCCCGTTACTTTCAAACCGCGCACTAGTGTCACCTAACATGCTCTTCACCTTGTCCCATACGCGACCGCCTGCTTTGACGATCTCCATATCCTTAACGTAATCAACAGCATTCCCGAACGCTGCCGACGCCTTTTCCTGAAAGCTCGACGCGGCTTTTGCAGCCCCTTCGATCCCTTCGGAAACCTTGCTGACCACCGGGCCGAACTTGTCGCCGAACCATCCTTTTACGTCGGTCCAGAGTTTCCCGGCCGCCTCACTGATGCCAGTGATGGCAGCGGTGGCCGTGTCTCGTACCTTGTTCCAAGCTGCCGAAACAGTAGGTTCCCACTCGGTCCACTTCTCGCCAGCATATTTGCCGAGAGCGTCGCCAGCGAATGCCCCGATAGCGGCGCCAATTGGCCCGCCAAGCGCCGCGCCGATGATGCCCCCACCTACCCCACCAATCCCGCCGCCGATGGCTCTATGGCGCTCCTGATCGGTTGTGGCCTCGCTATAGTCCCATGCAGCCATTCCCGCGCTCAAGAGCGGGCCGAGGATGGGGATTTTCTTCAGCAGGCCACCGAGACCGCGACCGCCCTTAGCAGCAGCCCGTCCCAGACCGCCCAGAAGCCCACCTACGGCGCCGCCAGCCCCTTTCAGGATGGATGCCCCACTGCCGAATATCGAAGCCCCAGCGCCCAGCCCTAGGCCGCTCAGAATGCTTCCCTTGGCGCCAGCCTTGCCGAATGGCTTGCGGGAAATGTCGGTCAGGGTGTCTTGCTGCTTCCTCTGCTCGACGCGCTCGCGGTCATCTTTACGCCTTAACCAGCGCCAGATTCTGCCAAGCGTCTTGTTCGATGCGTCCCCGGCGCCCGACATCATGCCCTTTAAGGGAGTCGCGACCTCCCCCATGGCCTTGATGGCCGGATCGCTGACGCTATTTGCGGCATTGCTCGCCGCGCTGACACCGCTTTTCACGGCATTAGCCACTGCATCCATCGATATGCGAGACCGGCCGATAGATACGGATTCGACATTGGACGACGCACCACCAGACGCGACAAATCGCCCCATGGCGCCGCGTGCAGGCAGTGCGGCACTGGCCGCATTCTCTCGCCGGACCCGGTTTGACATCTGCGTAGCCGATTCGACAACCCGCACTTTCTGCACAGGGGTTGCCACGCGGGCGCGTTGCGCTATCTGATTGGCGTGGCGATCTTCACGCGCTGCCTTCTTCACCGTCTCATGAAGGGCATCGACCGATTTGGCGGTGGATGCGCCAGAATCACCTAGAACGGCATCGCGGATTGCGGCAATGTCCTTGCGCATGCTCGCAATCTGGTTGCTGATATCGTCCTTGCTGGCGCTTTCCACGCCAAGGATAAGAAACCCGTCTTTGTCGCTCTTCATCACGGCCTCACAAAGCTATCCATCTGGGAAAACGTCATCGTAACCTCGCTCAAAGCGGAATCACGACGCGACAGGCTAGTCTCGATTGATATGGGCCTGAAGTATTCGTAGGTCTCGAATTCGTTGCGCCTGCTTTGTTCCGTTACCGCGTTATGAACGACGCGAATCTTGATTGCAAACGAGGCCGGAACGTTGATCGTGCCATCGGTCGGAGATGCTTGCTCGACGTGCATCAGAAACCAATTCTTAATCATCCCGCTTGCGTCATCGAGGCAGGTAACGCGCAGTTCGATAGGCTCGCGCCCTACCAGACTGTCAATTGTGGCGCCGCCGATGCGCTTCCGATCTCCGGAAATGTTCGCAATCGTGTAATCGACATCAGTGGCAAGCATGTTGAAGTGTGCCGCCACACGGTCCGTCGTGATCGGGCTTTCAATTTCCAGCATCCAGTAATTCTTACGGGCGCGCTCGATGCTTGAGGAAATGGCGTGAATCATTTCCGCTTCTTTGAGCGTGATGTTCCCGACAAGCTCGCTCGGGCGGTTGCGCATCACCTCGTTGACGGCCGCGCCCAGTTGACTACGTGCAGCGACAAGCAACCGTTGAGCCGACCGGCTCAGAACGGCTTCATTCATCTTGTCGGCAATGCGGCTTTGGATGCGCCCTTGTACGCGGCTGCCGACGCTCAGTTGGATTTGGTTATCAAGGAAGCTCACCATTTACCCCCTTGCTCTTGTTCCTGATCATCAACCTTCTTCAGGTCAACGATACGGGCAAACTCTTTCGCTACGTCCTCATCAAGGCCCATTGTCTTCTCAAGGAAAACAGACATCAATTGCTGATCCGCGCCCATATCCTTCATCATCTGCATGGATTGCATCAACAGGCCGCCATAGTTGGCTTTATCGACCATCGTGCGCTGCTTCTCTGCTTCCAGCGCCGAGATTGAACCGTAGAAGTTGATATCCCACAGTTTGTTCTGGTAGACCACACCGTATTTGTGCAGGCAGTGAACATCCAGAACATGATTGATCCAATCAGTAAGCGCCTGCCGGATTGCGCGTGCTTGCTCGGCCGCTTGTGCTGACGTTCGGAAGAAACCGCCCTCTCCCAGACCGCCGGACATCTGATCGGCAAAGCCCAGCATCGAAAGGTCCACGCCAAGCGCCCCGGCAAGCATCCTCGCGTGCAGCATCACGTCGTCAATGGTGATCTGGCCAGCACGCCCCGGGTTTCCACCGTTGAGCGGGGCCACCGTGATCATCTGCTTGTCGCCAAATACGGGCATCAGATACCGCATGCGCTCAAGGATCGGAAGCCCGCTTTTCACGGCCTTCTCAGCGTTCGCCTTGCTGCTTTGGAACATATCTTTAATACCGTCCATGAATTGCTTCCGATGCTCGGAGGTCATGCTATCCATGTTCGGCATGATGATTTGTTCGTCAATCGAATCTATCCACCGCTGGCCGACGATCCCCAGCAGCGCGGCAGCAAGGTTCCAATACGGTTGTTCGGCCGGGTAGAGAAGAGAGCCGCCGACAAGCGCGGGCATGACTGGCAGTGCATTGATATCGTCTTCGGAAAGCTTCAGCCGCATGGCCTTATGCAATGCCGTGTTTTGCGGGACGTATTGCGTCCGAGGCATCTTCAGGCGCGCCATTTGTTCAGCCGTCAGGCGCTCATACAGAGACTTCCCGACACTGATCGAGTACCCGATAGTTCTGGAACCTTGCTCGTATGCCTGCACCAATGGCGGACGGACCATTTCCGAACAATCCAAATCCACCAAGCCGTTACCGTCCACGTAGATGCGCGAGTAGGAATCCCCGAAGATCGCTCCCAGATACGCCATCTGGTACACCACCTTGTTGATGATCGGGCCGCAATGTTCGCGGATTTCCTGAACGATGTTCTTTTCCCCTTCTTTCAGGTCCGGGCGGTCATCGATGAACACAACGTCCCCGGATGTTTCGTGCCCGCCAAGAGCGCCGGTAACAAGCAATTTGACGGCCGATGACACGATGGGATCGCCTTCCATAGCTTCCCACTTTTGGTAGATTTGAACCCTATCCCGAGGCGGTCGGTTGGCGTCGCCCAGCAGCGAAGAAATGGGAGCGCTCGACATGCCGTATTCAAGCGCCGTTGTCTGCGTAATGTCCTCGGCCGGCTTGACGTTATCAGCGCGCCATTCCTTGGATTTCCAGAAGTTGAACAATGCCATTTGATTAGCCCATAAAAAAAGGGGCGACCGAAGCCGCCCCATATCGATCGATTGGACCGATTTTAACGAGTGATGGTCTGCGTAACCATGATTTGCCGCGCCACACCATCGTAACGAAGCCAGTACATAACGTCCATAACGTCATACGGGCGGATTTCGTTAGGCTTCACACTGAACAGCGAGGCTTTCCCCTTCATCTCAGGCGCGTTACTCGGCACAAGCCAGCCAGAAGCTTCGGCATCCTCGAACAGGCGGGTCAGGAAGTTTTCCATCTTCTTGATGGCCACCTGCATCGGCAGTTGCAGGAAGTCCTTACCGGCCCGTGTCACGCTTTCGTCGATGGAAGCGCTCATGTCAACCACGGAAATCAGCTTCTTCAGCGAGGAATCCACTTGCGCCGAGGTCAGGCAGTCCCGGAACACGTAGCGGCCGCCGCCGGTGTACGTCTCATAGACAACCGGGTTGATCTTGGCTTTCGCAAGCGCGTTCAGTTGCTGCGACGTGAGCTGCTGCATCTGATTGACGCGGGTACGGCCCGACAGCGGGTATTCACGGCCAGCAATCGGGTAGTTCTTCGGCGCGAACCCCTTGCCGTTCTTACGCGCATTGCGCTCGCACGCGAGGGCAATGTTCAGGGCAGAAGTTCCATAGTACCCACTCCCAGACAGGCCGATAGGGTCATCGGTCTTGAGCGGCGCCCAGAAAACATGCACCAAATGGGCGGCCTTGTTGCTGCCGAGATTCCACTCTTTCGCCTTCGTGATCGCTTGTTCCGGGGTCAGGTCGCCCGGGATATCGATACGCAATTGACGGTTGGTGTCATACGCCAGTTGCGCCATCTGCTTAACAAACTCGGCGTCCGTCTCGCCACCACCGGCGATATAGGCGTAATCGTGCGGCGTGGCAGTCAGATTCGACCGGAACCGCTGGAAGTCTTGAGTCGTGTAGACGGTCGGGCCTTCCTCGAATGCCAGCAGAACGTCAGACGTAGCGTATTTTTCGCTGCCGAACGTGTCGTAACCGTATGCGGTTGAGGTCGGCGTCACGGTCGCGCCTTCCTTGATGACCATTTCCCACTCATCCGACAGTTTGGTAATCACGTCTGGCAGATACTGGGATTCGTTGTAGTCGTCGCGGGCAGTCGGGTCCAGAGAACCCTTAGCCTCGAAAACCACCACACCATCAGGATCGATTGCCCGGAAATAGACCATGGTCATGGGCGAGGCGCCATCGTCGGACGGGTCAGCGTGGAAGGCCACACGGATACCGTCGTTATAGCAGCCAAGATGGCGGATGTTGATCATCGCGTCATCGTTGCGTGCATCGGCCACGGCGTAGGTGAACGAGTTGGAAACCGTAATCCATTTGATCTTTGCTTGCGTAGTCGTCATGCGCTGGACGACAACCTCATAGACGCCGTTATTCAGCGCCTCGACCACGTGGATAAAGGCTTCGTTGCGCTTGTTCAGGCGCACGCTCTCGCCCTTACCAAGCTTCTTGTACACGTCCGAACGAGTGACTTTGAACGGCTTGTCAATGCGGCCGCGAAGGGCGCGCATGGCAATGCCCATCACCTGATCGTCATTGCCAATCGAGGGAATCTCGCTGGAATCGATAAGCGGATTCAGTTGCAGGCCGCTCTCGGCCCCCAGTTGACGAACAAATGCTACGGTCATTCTGCTTGCTCCTCTTCAGTTTTGCGGGGACGGCCACGTTTCTTAGGCACCAAAGTACCGACGCCATCGGAATCTTCCACCGATTCCTCGGTCAGTTCTTCTTCCTCTTCTTCTTCCACGGGTTCGGGTTCAGGTTCAGAAGTCTGGCCGGGAATCTCGTCCACGTAATCAACGATATCCTGCACGTAGATCGCGGCGACCTTCTCGAATTGGTTCAGGTCAGCGATTTCTTGCAGGTTGCTGGCGATACGGTAAAGCTCACTGTATGCGCGGGCGTGGATCGTTTGGGCCTCGTTAGGGGCAACGTCGATGGGCGTTTCAAAGATCGAGATACGACGGTAAGTATGGTTGTACACGGCCACCTGCACCGGGTACGGGCTTGCCTCGTATTGTTCGATGAACGGAATAACGGACTTTGCGCCAAGTGCCGTCGCCCCGATGTTGAATTCAGACATAAATTCTTCCTTGCAAGGATGAAAAAAGGGCCAGCCCGAAGGCCAGCCCTTGCATTCTAATGCAGCAGGGGTTGCCCCCTGCACTTCATCAGAAGTTGGTAACTTCGATCATGGCAAAACCCATGGCCGAAGGTTGATGCGGGTTCAGCTCGGTGAAGTTCCGGGCATAGAACGCGCTGCCTTGGCGCAGGTCCGAGTTAACGGCCAGCGGCAGGATCATCGGGGCGACGGCATCACCCAGCACGATCGGGTTACGGGCAACGTCGGTTGCCTTGCCCACGCACAGGATTTGAGCCGAGGTGTTGGTCTCTGCCAGTTCCCACGGGGTGTAGTACACCTCATACAGACCAAACAGACGGCCAGCGCGGTAGATGCTCGGGCGATCAGCGATACCGGACGATTGGAAGATCGAGGCAGGCAGGCCGCGCAGTTGCGCCAGCACGTTCTTGGTCACGTAGATATGGGTAATACCATGGTTCATGGTATTCAGCGCCATTTGCTGCGACAGAGCGGCCAGCGGGTAGGACAGGTCCGCCCACACGGCAGCGCGGCCGGAGTCTTGCAGCGTCTTGGCTTGGCCCCAGTCAAACGTGGTCGTATTGTTCACTGCAATGCGCAGACCCTTGCGGATGACCTCGCGGTGACGCTCGTTGGCAAACTGCGTCTGAATGGCCAGAATGCTTTCGGCATGCGGGTCCAGATTCAGCTCGTTTGCCATTTGGGTCCGGGTGTCAATCGTGTTATGGGTAGTAACACGCCACGGGGACGCCAGCAGCGGGAAGGTTTCGACAGAGCTGATGACGCTGGGGGTCAGGTCAGGCTGACGCTCAAAGTCGATGCTCGATTCGACAGCCACTTTAACAGTGGTCGGCAGGGCCGGGGTCGAGGTCAGTGCGTATTCGCCGGTATCGGTGTTGATCGTACCGCCGATGACGTGCTCGGTTCCGCCGATGCGAATGGAACCGCTGATCGAGTTATTACCGGAACCGCGAGTGACAGCAGCTTCTGAAGCGCAGCGGATACCGTTCACGTACACGATGGCGCGGCCGCGCAGCAGCTTGAGATCGCCGGCCGAAGGGTCGCAAGTGTTGGCGTCAGTTTGAATCTTGGTCAGCTTGCCGGTAACTGCACCACCGCTGGCAGGGTTGGAAGTGTGCAGGCGCTTGGCCGAGATAAAGGAACCACCGCTATCAGCACCATCCAGACTGCCGTTCTGCTCATACTGACCGAATTTCACGCCGGCTTGGTGCGACATGATGGCGAGTTTTGCCTCGTTGGAACCAATGTCGGCAGGCAGGTAGTGAGCGTAGGGGATGGCTTCGGTAAAGGCCGACAGAATCGAGACCACTGCACGATTGGGTTGCAGCGAGATTTGGTCATGGTGATTCGAGTCTGCACTATCCAGCGCCAGCGATTTCAGGCCGTAACGACGGAAAGCGTCGCGGGTAGTCGAGTAGGCCATTTGAATGGCGTTCTCGGTCACGTCGGCAGGGGCTTTCACACCATGCTCACGCTCGTACAGAGCGGCGCCATCCAGCAGGGCACGGACCATCAGGTCAGCGTTTTTGCCGGCTTCATCCAGAACGGTCTGGAACTGCTGGGGGGCTTCATCGGTCACGGCCGCGCTATCCAGCTTGGCGCCGTCGGCTTGCGCTTCTTGCAGCGCGGTCATGTATTTATGCACGTCTTGAGTGCTTTGCTTCAGGTATTCCATCGTTTATTTCCTTTTCCGGAAAAGAAATCAAAATGCCCGCATCATGCGGAACATAAGCGGATTCTATATCACAGGTTTTCCAGCAAATCCTCCCTGCGGTTGAGAACGTAACGTTCAGTAAATGGCGGAACGTTGAGTGTTGTTTCGGTTTTGACGATCTCGAACGCGAATTTAGGCCCGTCTTCCTCGCCCGTCATCAGCACAAACACGATATCGTGATCCTTGGGCTTCACGTACTCAGGGTGTGCGCTATCGTGGATGGAAACGATCAGATAGCGCGCCTCCACGTTCCCGTCGCCTACGGAAACATCCATGCTTTTCTGCATGACGCTCGGCGCGAAACGATCCACGACGGGCAGCATGGCGACAATGCCCTTACGGTCATACGAATAGTCTTCCTCATCGGTGGAAGACAAAACGGCCAGACCGCCCATGGTGGGGTTCCCACTATGCAGCGGGTCCGTGCGGTTGGAACGCTTTCGATAGAGAACGGCCGTCATCGAGTTAGGGTGCCGGACGACGACGCGATGGGCCAGCATTTGGGTTTGTAGCGGAACATTGTTAAGCATCATTTTTTCCTATAAACGGAAAGCATCTTAGCAAGCGCAGATTGAACCTTGGCAGACAATCCGAACATGGTCGAAAACTCTTTCGCCACTGCATCCGGCTTCATTCGGTCCCATCGTTTTTGTGTCGCGGTTTGTTGAGCGAAAGGCACGGCGCCGCGCTTGCTGGAATTGATTGCCTTCAGGATGGCGCGTCGCTCTCGATCTCGACGGTTTCTTGCTTCGCGCTCTTCGGCCGTCACAAGCTTTGTCGGGGCCTTCCTTTGTTTGCTCTCGATCTCGTCGCGGTCCTTGGCGTTCAGGTTCGTCTTCTTGACGTTCCTTAGCGCGTTCTGGACGTGCCGCCCAAGATAACTACCAAAGGAACCGCCTGAATCGATCTCGATGGCGACGCGGATGGCATGTTTGCAGGCGCAACCTTGCAGCCGTTCGTTGGTGATCTTTGGGTAGCCTTTTTGAGCCGGACCATTGTTGTAACCGCCAATGGTTGCAAGGTACGAAAAGACATACTGCCAGCGGTCGCACGTGCAGGATATGCGTAGCTTCTTCTGGCGAAGGCGGCGCACGATGCCGAGAATGCTTACCTCTTTCCCGTCGGCAATCTGCTGCTTTGCGGCCTCAATCTCGCGGGCAAAACCGACGATATCGACGGCCACGTAATGCTGATGCGATTGCGAATCGACACCGGCATTAGTGATGAACCTTACTAGGCCATCGTGCATGGAAGCGGGAATGCAGCGCGTGATCTCGGTTTTGGCCTTGTCTACGTCGCTCTTCCATGTAGGCTGCTTTTGTTCGGTGCGGTACTTGACCGGCTTCATCCGCGAGATTTGGATAATCTCGCGTGCCGTGATGCCCTTTTGGAACCCGACAAATTCTTTTTGCGCTTGCGCTACGTTCCGACGGTATTCGGACAGAAGGGCATGCGGCGACACCCCTTTCTGGATGGCCCGGGCCAGCAAGGCCCCGTTATAAGTGTCGTTCAGGTCTCGAACAAGGTTAGCGGCTTCGGCGGAACGTGCATGTTCCATCCGAATATCGGCCGCTTCCTTGATATGGCCCGCCAGCTTCAGGGACGGGCCGAGGCGATGCTTTACCGTTGCCATACGGGTTTACCTTCCTCGTCGATAAGGTCGGCGCGTGTCTCAAAGCCTATGCGTCGTTTGATCTCGAACAATGCTTCATCGGACGGGAACCAATAGCGGCCAGTGTGCACCGGAATGTCTACGCGGTCCGTGTCCGTGATGGCGCACACTACGAGATATTCATCACGCCGGCCATAGACGCGCTCACTCACTAGGGTTGCATCAAGCTTTTCGTCTGGCTTGATCTCGTAGAGAATGCCCGAGTTCTCAAAGGGCTTAAATCCCCATTTCCAGCGTCGGATTTCGTACCAAAAGATAGCGGCGTTACTCATAGTCTGATGATCATCGGTTCATTCTTGATTTCCCGTACCTGATCCATCAGCGACAGGGTGATATCCACCTGATCGCTGTTGATCGCTTGTAGGCATGTCGCAAGCGCGGCCATTTGCAGGTTCGTGATTGCATCGGACACACGATAACGGGCACCGTTTGCGTCCACCCCGTCACGCTCGATGCCGCTTTCGGGGTTGGCGCGCATGGCACGTTCCTGAACGATCAAGCGGCTACTCTTCCCGTCGATGGCAACCCCGGTTTTCAGCAGATAGTACGCCTTGATTGCGTTCAGAATGTTGTCTTCCCCGAATTTGGCGTCACGGTCCACCGTTACGTCATTGCTGACAACGATAGCGCCCTCTCGACGTTCCCGACGGTATTCAGAATCGACAGCAATCACCAATACGCCGCTCTTGTTATCGTAGGCCGAGAAGAGAGTGGCCGGCTTTCCAGAGAATCCTACGATGGTTGCTTGTATCTGCTTCACGGTACCAATTTCTCCCCAACAATGGCATGACGGACATGCTCGCGTTCGTGGAAGCCATCATAGCAGACCTCGCGCACAGTCGGGAATCCGTAAGGCGTAATGCCCTTGCCAACCGGCGAAGCTTCAAAGAGCGGGACCGTGCAATGCAGCGTTAGATCGCTACCTAAATACGTCAGATTCTCTGCATCGCTCGGGATGTTCATAAACGGAACGGACGTGTTTTCAATCTGGCACGGCCAAAGTGTTTCCGTTTGCGCGAACTCATAGACAGCCTTAAAGCGCCGCCTGTCCCCCTGATCTACGAACGATTGGAATTGAGCCGCGATGCTACGGGCCGATGGCTCATCATGGGAAACGATGACGATTTGCACGCGCATATCCATGCCAATCGTGCGAAGCTTAAAGATGCGCTTGAGCGGATCATCTGGAATTTGCACAAACTCCGCGTCAGACATAGGCCGCCCATACTCGCGCTCATAGGCTGGCGAATCCTTTGCAAACGCTACGATGATGGCCGGAAATTGATGGTTTTTGGACGGCCCGCGTGTAGACCCGTTCTCTGATTCTTGGACGTTCTTTATCCATGAGTTGACCATGCTTTCCACGGCATCAACCATCTTTCCGGGCGCGATTGCGATGCTCTTCTGAAGCCCTCGGGCACAAAATTCCTGCATGGGTTTCGTGGTCGGAACAAGGGAAGCGTAAAAGTCTCCCATGAACCGGCCAAAGGCGTGTTTGACCGGCTCGAACATCAGCGTACCCCCATCATGCGGCAGATTGAATCGTAGTGATCTTCTCGAACGTCACGCATGGGCGGATCAAGGCGCATCGTCTTGAAATTCGGCTTGCTGCCAAATGCGGGGCGCCGGAAAGCCTGATCCAGCACCGGCTTTTCAATGCCCTTTTTCGCAAGCATCCCGATCAGCTCCAGATTCTCGACCTTCGTAGCGTCCAGAGCGGCCGCCAGCGCGTCACGTTGCGCGGTAAGTTGAGCGAGAACCTCGCGGATGGCGCCATCCATTTCCATGCGCTCGGCCTCCACGGCTTCATCCAGCGTCAGGGGCATATCCCCGCCGTCCTCGATGCTATCCAGCGTCACGCCACGGAACGAGTTTTGCAGGAAATTCGGGTTATGCACGTAGTCGAAGCCCTTCAGCGCCCAGCGTGCGGAATCGATGGCCGATGAGAAGCCACCCACCTTCTCTTCCCAAAGTTTCTGGGCCAGATTGCCGCTATTCGTGTCGAGAAACCGGGCCACATGCGTAACGTCCCCGTTATCGTCAGCACGCAAGTATTCCGTCACGAAAGCCGGCTCGATGGGCACGTAGTTCTTTCCCTCTACGGCCGCTTCACCTACTTCCAGCCCGTAGCGCACACGCGGCATATGCCCGAGATACCCCAGCATTCCGCCAGTGCTGACAGTCTCTTGGGTAGCCGGCGAGTTGATGTTAGCTACGAGTTTCGCAACGTTGTAGTTACGGTCCTGCCCGTTAAATTTCCGCCCCCTGTCTCGCAGGTTGTAGCGGATTTTTGGCGTAGTGATCATGATCCATCCTTCAAAAAAGAAAGGGGGCCGTCGCCCCCTAAACATTCTATCGGCCCATGACCTTCTGAAGTAATCCGATACCTCGTATCACCTCGTTCAGCCGCGACGCGATGCCGCTTTGAATCTTCAGCTCGGCATCTCGACCTTTCTTCCATTGCTCGAATGGCGTTCCATTGAAGAAATCTCCGGCTTCACTGGCGGTTACTTCCTTGGCTTCCAGCAGTGAGCATCCGGCGTAGAGCGTGAGTGCGTGGATAGTGTCACGTAATGATTTCAATGATTCCCGGGATTGCGACAGCGGCAGGAAATCGGGCGACGGGGGGCACCTCATCCCCCCGGCCTTCCTTCTCTTTGGCAGCGATGCAAAGCCCCTCATCGCTTACGCGCAGGGTGAAGATATGCGGCGACAGACTGGCGAAGAATTCACGGTATGCGGACTCAAATTCCGATCCCGGCATCTCAAGGTATTTCCGGATGCCTTCGACCATAGTCTTATCGTCGGTCGCCTCGGTCATGTAGGCCAGCATGTAGTAGGTGGCACCGGGAAGGTCGTCGAATTCTGCCCGCATGCGCTCGGCCAGTTCGGCGGTGGCGCCGGAGATATAGCGGCCGGTCGGCTCCATGCCCTCGTTCAGATAGTCCGAAAAGCGTGCGCTTGCGCCTACCATGAAATCGGGCTCATCGCCGTTACAGGCAATGTAGTGAGCGACGGCTAGATATCGCTCCTGCACGCTCCAATCGTGCGTCTCCCCGCATCCGCATGCGCGCAGGAACTCGGAGATTCCGCGCTCGTATTCTTGAATTTGGGCAATCTTGATGCAGGCGCCTAGCGTCAATTCGTGCATATCGACGTGATGGCGCGGGGTATGAAATGGTCTCATAGAAAAAGAAAAAGGCCCGTGATGGGCCTTGATTGTAAACCTTAAACAAGGTCTACGATTCTTTTTACCTCGTAGAGTTCTTTCCAAGATTCCTTCAGGAAATCCGATGCATGCGAGAACGCATCGTCTATTTCCCAGTATTCCACTTCCCGAAGCAATTGCAGTGCCGGGGAGAGATCATCAAAGAGAAGCAAAGCCTTCAGGAAAATCCCAGTGTTATCACCGTCCAGCTTCATTGCTGACCCGAGCGCAAGCAACGGGTCAAACTCGCTGAATTCGAGTTCAGACATATCGAAGTATGGAATTTCGATACTCGTTACTACATTTTGAAACTCTTCCGACAGCCTTTTGACGTTATACAGAACGCAAGCCGCCCGTTCCTCTTTTGTGTCTCCGCTGATCCTCCAGTCTCCGATGGCGGTTTCATTGATCCGGTCCTTGTTCTTTTCAACCCAATCCGGCAGTTCTCGCAGCAGCATTTTTCACCCCCATCAGAAAGGAATCTCGTCCCAGACTTGCGGCTCTTTCGGCTTCTCAAGCTCGACACCGCACGCTTTGGCGTAGGTCAGGATGGCCGCCATTGAATCGCCATACCACGATGCCCCGACAATCAGAACGTGCCCATGTTCTGGGTGTTTCCCGCGCATGTACGGCAGTTCTGTCACATTCAGGAACGCCGCGTTCACGTCCCCGGGCTTGACCATCGCCGCAATGCGATTGCCCGTCTTCAGCTCCTCGAACACTTGCCAATCGCTCAATTCGACGGGATGCGACGCCGGAAGCTCAAGCCCTTTCAGACGGTAAGGCGATCCACACAGAAAGACTTCCATGCACTCGGCAATAGCTCGCCCCTTATAGGCATGTCGAATGTAGGCATAGGCGATATCTCCGGCATCGTTGGAATAGATGCGCTCGTATTCACCTTCCATAGCCTCCCTTAGATCAGCATCGCTTCCGCTTCCATCTCTGGTAAGAACCACAATCCTGTCATGATGCGGTTTGAAATGATGGAATTCATCCAAAGATGAAACGACGGGGATATAGTTCTTATCCGCCTCGACCTCGAACACTGTTTTACCGAATGCCTTCACGGTATACGGCGCCTCACAATCGGCCACCTTCTGCCCGTAATCACGCGCAAGCTCCTCTAGTGCGCTTGAGAGCGAATACCCTTTGATCTCTCGCAGGGTGTCCTTTCCGATGAAAGGCGCTTCGTTGATCCTCGCGGCGCCAAGCATGGCGCGCAAAACTAGATCAGAATCAACGCTAACGCTTTTGATGCCGTTAGCCACATACCCGTCGAATTTGATCATGATGGCCTCACAGGAAAGATTGATCGTGGTCGAATTTCTGGATTGCCTCTAGGAAAAGCGGCTGATACCCAAACAAGGTAAGGAATTCATCGTATTGGTTTTGCATGCAGAGCATTCGGATTCCTTCCTTTTTGCGGATTTCCTCTAGCTGCCAATCGCGCATTTCGCCACGGTAAACGGCCACAACACATTCCTGCCGACGGATACCGTCAATCGCGTAACTGACGGATGAATAGTTGCGGAACGCCTGATATCCGTCATAGTTCCGCATGATGCTGTCCCAATCAAAACGCCTCATCCCGGCATCCCTTGCGGCCATGATGCACATAGTCAGTTCCGCCGGTGTCATTCGATATTCGAGACGACGGTAAAGGACCATTTCTTTCATGAGGTCCGTAGCAATGGTGTACGGAATGTACCCGTCGATTTTTTCGATAGTGTATTCAACCAAAAAGAAATTGTCGTTTTCCGGGTCAATTTGGTCTTTCAGGGGGATGAATTTCATTCTTCGTCTTCCTCTTCGTTGGATGCAATCGGGAAAAGATTGGCGATTGACATTGCACGTTCGGCAATCAAATCGTAATCGTGATCATGAGGAACGGCAGTCCCTTCATGCTATCGATCCATTCCTTATGCTCGTTTGACGGGTCAGCAATGTACTTGCCGTCTGCGATGGCCTGAACAATGTCGGCCCGCACGTAAACGTCAAACTCGTTGCGATTCAGTTTCAGTTCGGTCATGTTCATACGTACTCCACGATCTCGCCAGAATAGTGATTCATCACGGCAAGTTCGCGCTTGCCTCTCGCTGCTTTTGCGAACGACATAGCGTCGCAATAGTCCATGCACTTGAAAATGACCTTATCGACTAGCTTAAGGTCGCCCATTTGTTCTGTCGTCCGAACCTCGAAGATGCCGAATTGCTCGCAGGCGTCCGGGTACTCGATGGACCGGCCCTTGATGTCGCGCATCTCGTCGTTCTGATCGAAGATGACGCGATCTCCGTAGAGACTGCAAATCATCTTCTTTTGCCATTTCTTGAATTTATAGCTCATCAATCCGCGTTCCCTTTGATGACGCCATCAATACGCTTTTGAACAGCTCGCAGCACGGCAAGTGTCGTGTCAAATTCCAGTTTGTTGGACATGAAAACGGTCAGGTTGATGTCCAGTTTCTTCACCACCACGCGGGCGATTGAGTACGTTGCATCGAATGCCGAAGACAGGTAGCTGATCTGCAAATCGTTGAGATTCGGAATGCACACAACGAAGTGCTCACCGAACGACATGGATTCCAGCTCGCGGGCGATGTACACAGGGTCATCTTTCGGGAAATGAATCAGACTTTCCGGGATAACTGCATCATTCGCCCCGGCGCGATCCATCATCAAGATTTGGTTGATTCCGTCAAAGACGCAATGATCCGGCGTCCAGTTGAAAAAGAACAACCCGTAATCGTTCGTGATCTTTGTGTAGCAGGGAAGATCGCTAACACGCCTGTCACTCACGCCATTAACGTCCTTGATGCGAGCGTCATTCTTTACAACAACCGTGACAAGTTCTTGCAAAAGTGAGTTGATGACGATATCCCCGCTCATAACGGGAACCGGGGTTGCGTACTTCTTCCATTTGATCGTCACGCCCGGAATGGGGTACTCGCCTTTTCCGGTCGAGAAGAGTTCTTCCAGTTGCCGCAGCAAGATATCGTAATCGTCATCATCGGGTTCCATTGAAGGATCGTCAAACTTGATCGATTCGATAATTTCAGTATCAAAACCCATGTTTCACCTCATTAGTTGGAAAGAATGTCGCGTGTGATTTGGTCAATCAGAGAGACGGCGCGCAGCGGGTCAAGCGTCGGCATGTAGCCTTGAACGTAGCCGTTCGTCACTTCCTCGAACGTTTCCAGATAGACGCTATCTGCACACTCTCGCAGCCACTTCGATTCAGTCATGATGATCTCTTTGTAGAGATCGCGCCGACGCATCACGGTCTCGTCTTCCCTGTCGTCAGCAGCGAACCATCCAGCGAACGGGTTGCCGCCGAGGACAAGCGCAAGCGCCGCATCAGGCGAGACCATTTGCATGGCGGGCATGGACACGAGTTTCTGGCGCGCCGCATCGTATTGCGCCGGCGTCATGGATTGCGTGGCGTAACCGGCCAGTTCGGCACGGCTCATCACGTAAAGAAGGGAAACATTCGTATACAGGGGTTTTTGGACAGTGGGACGCATAGTGATGCCTCGTTGGAAAGTGAGGACAGTATAGGACCGTCCTCACTACGTGTCAAGCGTGTTGTCTCATCGCAACGTTTTCGGCGTATCTCTTTGTTTAGCGTATTTAAACGCGCTACTAGCGTGCTCCTCCGGCGTCCAATCAGCAAGTGATGACCCCATAGCCGCCCCCTCGATCCAGCGTAGCGCCACCTCACGCTGCCAAGGGGAAAGCTCACTATTCGGGTCCATGCGTTTCTTAAATTCAATTACCCTGTCAAGTTCCGACAGAATTTCATCGCGCTTTTTCCTTCTATCATCGATGCTAATCGGCTTGATTGTCGATTCATCAATCTTACTGATGCCACCGCAAAGCGCATTCCGGAGATCAATATCATCAACCCAGCTACGGTAAGACATCCCTTGTGCCAAAATCTCGGCCTGCTTTTCTGTAACGTCAAACCCCAAATACCCGGACAGGAACGAAACGCCTAACGTCCTCAGAACTCCTCCGGGAATGGGCATGCTTTTAATGTCGAGTTGAAAGATTCTCATTTCAGCCCTTTCCTGAAAGTTTCAACCTCTGCCAGATAGTCGCCCACCTTCTCCATCACGCGGAACGGGTCCATGACGATACCGGCGTCAGCCATACCGTGCACGTATTCCAGCGCCTCTCGACGGTACGGGCTACGTTCGTATTCCTTGTTCACGAACGATTCATAGAGCCAGCGCATCGAGGTTATGGTTTTGTCGTGCATTTTGTCCCGCCCATTGCGGATGGAATCGCAACGTTTCATTGCACAATTGATCAGCATGAAGTCGCCGGCAAGCAAATGGACAAAGTGCGGAGAAAATTTCTTGGTTGGCGCAAAGTCTTTGAGATTCTTACGCAAATATTCGGCATGCTTCCATGGGGATATCGTTCCCCCGGAATACCCGCTAAGGTACGCCATTCCATGCCAATACTCGATTTTCTTCAGAATTTCAGCGCCAGAGATCGCGTAATACTTGCACTTCATCGGCAAAACCCCCTTTCTTTCATTTGCTTTCTGACCCATTTTGCATAGTCCATAGCGTCATTTGCCATGGCCATCGGCGTCTTGTCAATCTGCCCGGACCATTCCCATCCGTACAGATAGTCCAGCGCATAGGTTGTCAATTCGACATCCTTGCACTTCCATTGCACGTAGCCTTTTGCCGCATCGTATAGACGCCCCATCATCAGGATGGCATTCTCTTCCTCGCGCCCGGAACGATAGAAAACGTTCTTAGGCGTATAGAGCCGCTTCCCTTCAATGCACTGAATCACGTCATCGATATGCAGGCGCTTGTTGCTTGGCCACGACTTCATTTCCTCATCCATCCGGATGATTTGTCGCGGCGTGATATGGATGGGGTAAGTGTGGATGAACCCGGTCAATTGACGGGTAAGTTCCTCGATTCTGTCGATGTTTCCAGAGCGTGCGATTTTTCGGAATGCGCCGACCGTGATCAGCGACAAGCATTTTTCCGTTATGTTCAATCCTTCACCTTCAGATTCAGATAGTCAATGAAGCCGCGTGCATATGTGATGGCGTCCACGGCCGCGATGGTCGGGCTCAGCGAATCATCGCCGCGCATACGCCAGCCGGAAAGCCACGCGCCGACCGGAAAAGCGTATTTGGTGTGCTTTTTAAACCGCCCCCATATCTCGGCCGCTTTTTCATGCGCGATATCGTGCAGTGATTGCACCAGCAGGATATGCGCATCGTCATGTCCAGAGCGTGCGAATCTGGACCGATTCGGTTGCATGATGGCGCAATTCTGCCAACCATCAAGCAACCCGGTGTCGCACACATGCGCAAGCGTGACGATTTGATCCGGTGTCAGCAGGCGATTTTCCGGCAGCATGGCAGCACGGATTGCAAGTTCTCGCAGTTGCTCGGGCCGAATGACACGTCCAGAGTACCCGGACAGCGTGTGTACACAATCATGATGCGTGCCTAGACCGTTCGATTTGTAGGCACGGACAATGTAGCCGGCCGTGATTGAGCGTGAGTGCTTGATCATTTCTCGATACAAAAGACAGACTTAACGTACTCTTCAGCCTTGAAATAGGCGAAGATTGGGGATTCAAGGAAGTTACCTGCATATGCCCATCCGGACAGATAGGCTTCCATCAGATTGCGCTTTTCTTCGCTTACCTCATCACGGTCAAGCTTGTTTGCGGCCACCTCCAGAAGGTCCATCATCACTAGATGCTCTTCGCATTCTTCGTCCCAATGGAAATCCTTATGCTTGTAGGACCGCTTCCATACGCCCCTTGCAAGGCGGCTATAGATGCTGTTAGGTCCGGGGTATTCATCATAGCCTTCTTCCACAAGAGCGGCTTTCAGAACATCCATTTCCCCCGGCGTTACCGGGTATCCAGAATATCCGGCAAAGAAAGCCGCGTAGTGATCGTCATCGACAGATTTATCGAGCTGGAAGGTTTCGATGCCCATCGGGCGCAACGGTTTCGGTGTCATGATTGCTCCTTTGCAAAGCGCACGGCCGAGGCGATTACGTGCCGTGCATTGAGAATGGGCCAGCCGCCCCAGACAATCCCTCGGAATGCCTGATAGATCGATTCTGAAACGCTGGCAGAAAGTTTTCCGTATTCCTTGCGGTATTCGGCGGCGAGTGACGCGGCGATGGCATCAAGCGTGTTTCCGTCGAGTTCCTGAATTTGGGTATCGGCCGTAGAAGCCCCCAGAAAGCCCGCTACGGCCTTCGGCGTCACGGTAGTGTCATCACCTAGGGAAGGCGAATCGACGAAGCCATGGGCCGGATTTTGCGGGCTGGCGTAGGCGTAAAGGAACGCGGGATGAGCGTTCCTTACGATGGCCATCGTAATCGGCGTCATTGGATCGAGGCGAGATAGGCGGAAACCTTCTTCATCGATTCCTTGTTATCGATATCCGACAGGCCGGTAATCAGCGTGCGCAGCTCTTGAGACAAGCCGTTCATCTCGCCCTCTTCGCACACCACGTCAAGATCGCGCAGCAGCCAGTTAGCGCGCTCGGGCATGAGTTTCTCGATAACCTCATGAACGGATGCCGTGCGAAGCGGCCAGATATCCGGCTCCTCTTCTTCGATCTTGCGGATCAGCTCGACATCCGCTTTCACGTCCATGCGATGCGCCACGACGTAACGCATCCGGTTGTTCTTGGTCCAAGTGAGAATGAAGCGCATGATGTTCTCTTTGTGGTGAGTGTGATGTTTGGAAGTATTGGGCTTGCCGTTCTGCGTGTCAAGCAAAATCGGCAGGTGATGCAGGGAACATACGGACGGCAGCCGGGACGGGTTGCAGCGACCATCCACCGTCAGCGATGCCGGCCAGATAGTCCCGCGCCTCTTTCGTGACGTGAGCCGCCCCTACTTCATAGCACCAGCACTCCACGTACTGACCGATCATCTCTACCACGATGCGCCGGCGACGGGCGGCAAGGGCGTTCCGGCGTTTGGCATCATCAGGGGCGCTATAGCGAACGAATGTAGTAGCGCCACTCATGGCCACACTAAGCAGGTCTCCCTGATAGACGTAGGATGCGTCGCGGAATTTTTGCAGCGCCGCACGGATGGCGTGAACGTCATCGAACCCGCCGAGAAACCCGATCAGGTAGGCGTTGCTCTTCTGACGAAGTGTCCGGTAAGACATGCAGGCGGGCAGGTAGGAAAGGGACGGCTTGTTCATGGTTGGCCTCTCGGCTTGTGTGTGGGATGGCTGCATTCTCTCTACTACCCGGCCTTACTGTCAACCCGGCGTGACCCACAAGCTACAGACGGATGACGGGGACGGACAAGCGCCATCCGGTCCGGCATCGAGGCGTCGGCGGTCTCTTCCAGAGTAGGGCTCTCGCCCCATCGCCTCGTCCCTCTGGTAGACCTCCCCCGAGGCCATCGCACGGCCCGAAAAATAGCGCTCTAATTTCCCCGAATTTTTCCACCCACCCCCGGAAATTCCATCGCAATATTTCCACCCCCTCCCCCGGGGGGTGAGCCGACACCCCACCTG